GTGTCCGGGGTGACGGGGTGGGGGGGTTGCCCCCCTGGGTCCGTTTTTCCCGGTTTGATTCCGCGTGCTTGGAGGGCCTCGCTTCGTGACTTCTCGGCGTGGCAGTTGTGGCATGCGCCTTGCCGGTTGTTGAGGTCGTGGAGGTCGCCGCCTTGGGACAGCGGGGTGATGTGGTCGTCTTCGGTGCTGATGCGGGTGCAGTTGGGTCCGTTGATGCGGCAGTGCGGGTCGCGTGCGAGCACGGTGTCGCGTTCGGTTCGTGATTGGCGTGTGCTGCCGCGTCCCCAGGTGCCTGCTGCTCGCTGCTCTGCTGTGTGCTCGGGGCAGTAGGTCTGGGCTACCACGCGGGTCTGACAGTGGAGGCGTCCGCACTTCTTCGGCGCGCGTGGCATGACGTTATGTCAGCCTGCCTGGGAGAGGCTGGGCTTCCACTATGTGGGTAGGTCGGTGCGCAGCAGCGTGTCGTACCACTCGGACGCGAGGCTGTCGCCTGTCTCGTCGAGCGCGGGCAGGCCGTCCTCATCGTCGAGGTACACCTGCATGCGCAGCATTGGTGCGTCGACCACGTCGTACGCGACGGCCATGACGCGTGCTGGGTCGTAGCCGTGGGCTGCGATCAGGTCGCACACGTCGGGCTGCAGGTCGTCGAAGCGCTGCCGGAACACGCCGTCGTTGGCGTCGAGGCACGGATCCGTGATGGTGTCGATCACGGTGATAGCCCGTCGACGCTGTTGTGGACCACTGAGCGGTTGCCGTTGGAGTGGAGCTCGATGCGTGGCCGGCACGGGCAGCCGAGGCCATGCAGCTGGTGGACGATGGCGTCGCGGGCAGGCCACACGTGGACCTCGCGGTCGACGATCTCGGTGTCGCTCATCCACGCGCCGAGGCCGATCATCCCGGCCCGACCTTCGTGCCGCGGATCTTGCCGCCATGCTCAAGCCTGTAGGCATCAGAGCCGGTGTGCTGGTGGAACACCTCGAAGTGCCACTTGCTGGTGGTGGAGTCGAGCAGATGCGGGTCGTGGATGAACCGCGCCAGATGGTCGTGCAGCGCCTGCCACGGGTGCGGCGAGCTCGCCCACTTGGCGAGCCCCGGTCCGGTCACCCAGTAGGCGTGGAGGCGTTCAGCGTCGACCTTGCCCTGAGGTGACTTCGCGACCACGGACGCTCACCTAGCCGGCGGCTTGCTCTTCAGCTGCCGGCGGTACGACGCCACCGAAGTGGCCAGTGATCTGGATGACGTCGCCTGGCTTCAGCGCTGTCGCGTCCTCGTCGAGCACCAGCTTCACCTCGACCGAGCGGATCTTGCCCTCGGTGTTGCTGACGACGCACGAGTATGTGAACTCGCTGTCCGGGTTCTGGCCGGGCGGCTTCCACGTCTCGTCGGCGTTGGCGACGGCGAGCACGTCGATCGGCGAGGGTCCGTCGCTGACGTCCTGCACGGTGGCACGGGCGGTCCAGGTCATTGGCTCGCTCTCCTCGTATCTGGTGTCTCGAAAACGGTCCGGTCGTACACGTAGCGGTCAGTGACGACGACGTGTGCACTAGCCGCGTGCGAGTGTCGCTGAACCCGCGTACGTTACTGGGATGGGAACGAAGCTGGGATATGCCAGGGTCAGCACCCGCGAGCAGGAACTCGGCCTGCAGCTCGACGCGCTCACCCGAGACGGCGTCGCGGCCGACGACATCTACACCGACCAAGCCAGCGGCAGCCTCGCCACACGGCCAGGGCTCGACGCTGTAACGGCCCGCCTAGCTGACGGTGACGTGCTCGTGGTGTGGAAGCTGGACCGGCTCGGCCGATCCCTCCAGCACCTCGTGACGGCCGTGAAGGAGCTAGGCGACCGAGGCGTCGGGTTCCGCTCCCTCACCGAGTCCATCGACACCACCAACGGCGCCGGCCGGTTCATGTTCCACGTGTTCGCTGCGCTCGCCGAGTTCGAGCGGGACATCATCATCGAACGCACGAACGCCGGGCTGGCGACTGCGCGGGCGCAGGGCCGCCGTGGTGGCCGGCCGCCGGCGTTGACCGAGCAGGCGACCACAGAGGCGCACCGCATGATCGACGCTGGCACGTCCGTCGCCGAGACCGCGAGGATCCTGCGCGTCTCCCGCGCGAGCATCTACCGCGCGTTCAATCGAGAGGCCGTCTGAAACGTATTGACGCTATCCAGCCGCCCGGGTAACGTATTGCGTATGACGCAGACAGCAGCAGTCGAAGCCATCCAGCGAGTCGACCCCCAGTGGGGCGAGGACTACTGCAACGGCCAGGTCGCCTACGTGGTCCCCGGATCGGGCACCTACGTGTGGATGTACCGCAAGGGCCAGAAGGTCCGCTTCTACGACACGAACGCCGTCCAGGTCGGTCCGGAGCACGCGAACGTCATGCCCGCGCTGTGCTGGGCAGCTGGTCAGGCATGGATCGACCCGTTCAACGTCAACCTGTCGCTCGCCTGCACCACCGAGGTCCGCAGCGGGGTGGCCGCCCGGCGTCAGGCCGCCCTGCTCAAGCAGGAGCGCGGCGTTGCCTAGGCCAAACCGGGACCGGGTGATGGTCAGCTTCTACATCAGCCGAGCAGGGAAGGCCGCCGTCGAGGAGATGGCGGCCGAGCGGGGCCAGTCCAAGGCCGACACGTACCGGGAGCTGCTCAGGATCGGGCTGCAGTACTCGCAGCAGAAGGGACGGTCGTGATGGGGTTCTTCGTCCGCCGGCCGCGCCTACTGCGTCGGCCCCGGCTCATCCCCCGCAGCGTCCGCATCGGACCGCTCCGAGTGTCCCGCCGGCGCATCACCCTGAGCGCTGGCCCTGTCGGTTACAGCGAGCCGAGGAAGCGCCACTAACCTTGATCGTCGCCCGGGCTCGTGTCGAGCCGGGCCCGGGGTCCATTACGCGGTGCGCGCCTTGCCGAGCGCACGGTTGCGGGTGTCACGGGCCGCACGTAGAACGTCGATCCGCTTGTACAGCGGCCGGTCGTGGTCATCCAGGCCGGCTGGCTCCAGCCAGCCTCGCTTCTTCCACATGCTGATCGTGGACCGGCCGACACCGCACATGTCGGCTGCATCGGCGGTGCTCACGAGGTCGTCTAGCGCCTCAGGGACCAGTTGATCCACGTGCACCTCCTGAGCCTTGCGCCTCCATGCGAGAGCCCCGACCAGAACGAGGCTGGTCGGGGCTCTGTGGCGCACTTCGCCTATTGGCAGAATGATCACACTGTGACGGCGTCACTCGCAACAATCGACGCGTTCCGCGTGTCGTACGCGGTGATCAGTTCGTCGATGACGAGTCGGGTCAGGAACGGGTAGTGCTCCTCTCTGATGACCGTTGCGCAGTGACCGCATTCGATGCGTCCTGTTGTCCGTAGCAGCGCGGCGGTGTCGCAGTTCGGGCACGGGGTTGGGAGCCGCTGCGTGAACCGGGTCTGGCCGAGGGCGCGGCGCACCTGGGCGTGTAGATCGACCAGTTCGATCGCGGTGTCGCGGGCCGCGCTGTACGTGCAGAGCTGGTTCATGTGGTTGGTCAGGTAGTGGTGGGATCGGGCGATGAGGTGGGTCTCGACGGCGCGTAGGTGCAGCGGTGGCGGGTGACCGAGTTCTTCGCGGAGCCCGTCCTCCACCCAGTTCAGGTGGTAGGCGATCAGCGACGCCGTGTCGGATGCCCATTCGGCGGGGTGGCCGAAGGAGCGTGCACGGGTGGCGGCCAGTTTGCTGTTGCCGCTGGTCCGGGCCGGTGCTGGTAGGGCCGTCTTGACGGTGGCGTAGTCCATTATGAGCCAGTCGAATAGCCGGCGGTAGCGGCGGCGGCACGCGTCGCAGACACCGTCACCAGTGAGCTCGGGTTGGTCGTGGCCGTCGTCGCATCCCGGGTAGAGGCACGGGCTGACCAGGCTCATTTGAGTCGCCATATCTGCCGCTCGTGCTGCTGCCGCTCGTATTCGCGGGCGAAGCGGCGGGCCAGCTCCCATTTCCGCCACCACGACCGAGCCGCGAGCATCGCAAAGCCACCGGCGATGTAGTTGCTGATCCGCCACCACAGGGAGTCCTGGATCGTTGTCCCGCCCCAGAACATGGCGGCTGCGAGCAGGCCGTCGGCTAGGCAGCGGGCCCGGAAGCGGGCCACGCCGTCGGGGATGTTCCACAGCCAGCCGTGGATGGCGAAGCCCCCGGCGGCAGCTGCCAGCAGCAGGAAGATCAGCGCGTCGATCTGCGTGAGGGTCATAGCTGCGCTCCATGCATCAGGATCTCCGTGGCGACGATCAGGCCGGCCACGCGGTCGGCGAGGCCGTTGCGGACTAGGTCAGACAGGTACGTCGAGAACGTGCCGCCGGTGACGGAGATGCCAGCAGCCTCGCCGAGCTCGTCCTTCGTCAGCCCGCCCGGGTGTGCGGCGATGAGGGCGTCGAGCATCGTCGCCGCGCCAGACCGGAGGATCGTGCGGTAGTGGTCCTGCAGCTCGGCGGCGGTCATCGGCTCCGGTGCGCCGCCGAGGTAGTCGAACCCGGCCTGGGTGAGCGTGTAGCCGGCAGGGCCCTCGTCGATCAGGCCGGCGCGGCGGATGTCCGACAGGTACGTCGACCAGGTGCCTCCGCCGGTCTTCAGCTTCGCGACGGTCCCCCACTGCGACTTCGTGATCCGCAGCGGCGCCATCCGGCCGAGCGCTTCCACCATGCGCCGCGCGCCGCTACGTAGCTCGGTTGAGCGGCCGGCAGGGTCGTCCGGGCGCATCTCCGGACGTTCCCCTGCCGGCCTTCTCGGTGTGGCGGTACCCGACGGTGCGAGCCGTGCACCGTGGTCAGGCCTGACGCTCGGCGTGGCTGCGCTGCTGCCTCGCTGGCTCGGCGGACCCTGCTTAGCCGCCGCGGGTAGCTCCGTGGCGTTCCATCTGGCGAGCTGTTCAAGCATGTCACGGGAGACGCCGGTGATGTCCTCGCCGTACTTGCGGAGGTCGGTGAGCGCGGTCTCCAGCCGCCCAGCCAGTTCGTCGGCGAGGACGGGCACCTCGACGATCTGGACTTCGGGTTTGATGTCGCCGAGCTGCTTCTCCAGGTCGCGGATCCGGGCCCGCAGCGCGCGCGGGTCGTCAGCCTTGGCGCGTTCGACGGTGTCGGCGATCCGCTGCCCCAACGCAGCCAGGTCGACCTCGGCGCGGCCGCGGGGCGCGGCGAGCGCCTGCCCCGGTTTCGGGGTGGCGTGCGAGTCGAACGTGCGGATCCGGCGCACCGTGGTGCGTTTCAGGAGGCGCAGCAGCGCCGGCGACCACACCCACGCTTCGCCGACCTGCAGCGACGGCAGCGACCCAATGACCTCACCGACGGAGGTGCCCTCGTCGACGTTGACCGACACCCAGTCCTGGATCGCCTTGATGGAGCGGGGACCGGTCATGCCGAGCAGGAACAGCGTCTCGCAGAGGTCCAGGACGGACTTCGCGACCTCCTGCGGCCGCTGCGTCACCAGCGTGATGCCGAGGCCTCGTTGCCGGCCGCGTTTGGCGATGTCCTCCATCGCGCCGAGCAGCCGGGCTGTGTCGGCTGAAGCCCGTTGCGGGACCAGCACGTCGGCTTCGTCGACGAGGACGTGCAGTGCCTCACGGTTGCGACGGTAGAGCCGTTCAGCGAACGTCGTGGTGAACGACCGGGCCTTCGTCTTGGACATCAGGCTCATGTCGAGGATGCAGGCGACCCGCTCGTCGACGATCAGGTCGGCGACCAGTTCGCCGGCGGTCGGCTCGAGGGGGACGTCGGCGTGGTCGCCGCCGAACACGACGAACGGCAGGCCGGGGCCTTTCCCGTCGGCTGAGGACCGTAGCCCCCACCAGTCGCCTTTGACGTCGAGGACGACGACGGGCAGGCCGGCTGCGTACATCTCCTCGACTAGGACGTGCGCTGTGGATGATTTGCCTTTGCCGCGGTTCGCGAGGATCGCGAACGTCTCGGTGACGGCGTCGTTCGGCAGGTCCAGGTCAGGTGAGATGTGGAGGCTCACGGGGTCTCCTCTGGTCCAACCACGGGGTCAGATGGCTTGCCGATCCGGACGTTGAACGTGTCGTCTCGGCCGTCCATGTACACGTCCAGCGACAGGCCGTACGCGTCGGACTGATCGAGGTAGGTCAGCGCGACGGCGCCGCCGGCCTTCTGCACCAGTGCGGCGATGAGCCAGCGGCGACGGTCCAACTCCCGCTGCTGATCACCCAGCAACCGTGTCAGCCGGTCGTTGTCGTGCTTGACCGCGCTGTAGCGGCGTTGGAAGTCGCATGGCTGGTGACCGAACCGCGATAGCCCGATCGTCCGGTCGTAGTTGATCTCAGCCATGCTGGGTCTCCTCTGGTTGGACCGCCGGATCAGCCTCTTCGCGGTAGTCGAATTCCTCCCATGTCGACGGCATATCCGAGTCGACAGCGGTGTCCACGGCGAGGCTCTCGACGAAGCGGCCCAGCCGTGCAGCCTCAACCGTCGTCATGTCCTCAGGCAGCAGCAGCGGGACGACGACACCGGGGCGCACCGGGAAGGGGTACTCGACCATCCCCTCGGGGGTGTGCCTGCCGTTGAATCTCGTGATCAAGTCACGCATGGTCCGGCTCCTCTGGTTGGACCGGGGCAGCCAGGGCAGCGCGGAAGTTCAGCCACAGCCAGTCAGCGTCGCCCCGGTACTTCGACGTGCGGCACGCGACCACGACCCGCTGAGCCTTGTCCAGCCGCCCACGCGCGTCCTGCGCCTCGTGGACGGCTACAGCCAAGTCGCCTTCTGTGCGCTCCAACTCAGCCTTAGCAGCTGCGACGCGGTGTTCAGCGTTGACGATCTCGTCGAGTGTGGCGACCGGCTCTAGGCCGCAATGCGGCTCGTGCTGGCCTTCCGGCCCGGTGGCGCAGGTGCAGGCTTCGACCTTCCCGCACAGCCACTCACCGAACAGCATGAACCGCTCCGGGTCGATCTCGTCTAGCCGTTCAGCCATCTGCCTGTCCCCCTTGCTGCTCCGGGGCAGCGACGATCTTGCAAGGCGTCGAACTGGGATACCGCTCGTTGTGGTACCAACCCTTCGACCACAGTTGGACGTTCGTCTGTAGGTGCGGCTCCGAACCCCAGTTGCCGTGCTCAACCATGCTGAGACGCCCGGTGTAGGTCGCGCCCCCGACGGTGAACGTGATCGTCGAGAGCAGGTCACCGGATGTCAGGCTGCCGAGCGTGCGTTCAGCCATCCCCCGGTCCCCCTTGCTGCTCTCCAACCCCAGCCCAGCGGCGAAGCGCAAGCCTGTTGATCAGCACATGGATTGAGTTGTCGCAGATGATCAGGAGCCACACAGCCATCCAGTCCGGCTTATCGCTGCCGTACCCGGTCGCAGTGTGGCCCGGCCGCCACGCCTTCGGCGCGGCCTGGTTCTTCGCCCAGCAGACGTGCTTAGCGAGCCGCCACCGGTCGATCACGAAATGAGTCCCGCCGATCACCGCAAGAGCCCGCAGCGAACGGGTACGGGGCAGGAAGCACGCCGCGTAGCTGACCGCATGCAACGCAGCCGGCAGGTGCCGCTTCGTCTTCTCAGCCGCCATCCAATCGCTTTGAAATACGTAATCCCCGAATGCGTGCGCGAGTAGTTCGCTCATTCGGTACCGCTGCCCACGCCCGGAAAAGGCCAGCACTTGGAGCACTTCTCAGGCACCGGCCCGACGTACTCGTCGGGTTCGACCTCGTCGAACACCGGGAACCCGCACAGTGTGCGGCCTTCCTTCGGGCCGACACGATGGAGCATCGTTCCACTGACCGTGATGCACGCCTGTAGTGCCGTATCGATCCACTCAGCCATGGTCCGTCTCCTCGGGTGCAGTGACGTCGGCCATGCGCCGCAGCTTCGCGGCTAGTTCCGGCTCGGTCATCCCGGCCGCTTCCCTGGTTTCGATCATTCGGGCTATGGAACGCATGGCGTGTGCACGGGCGCGGTCTGCAGCCCCCAACATGCGATGCAGAGCGGCAGCGACGAAGCCCGAGCCATCGTTGTTCGCCATGTCGCGCAGCTCGTCGGCGATCTCGTCTGCGATCTCTGCCCGCAGGAGAGGCCCGGATACAGCCAAGACGGCATCGACGATCGGCCCCGCACCACCCATCCACGCGGCGCGGTACTCGCTGGTCTCACCCGCCCAGTTGACAACTAGGTAGCCCATTGCGTGGCCGTGCCGCTGGTACAGAATCCGCGCGACCGCTTCCATCGCAGCTTCGACCGCAGCCTCGCGCGCAGCTTCGGGTGTCGGCTGCTCAGTGGTCACCGGTCCCCCCGAGCAGCAACGTCGTCGAGTTGACGCACCGTCGCCAGCGGCTCAGGCGACTGCACATCCACCGACGCGATCAGTTTCCGGGCACGGTCGAACGCGCCGTCCGCGACGACGAACTCGACAGCGAACGCCACAGTCGGCAGCGCATCGCCGTAGGAGTCCTTCAGCGGCTCGTCGCTGGGTTTGCTGCTAGCGGCGATCTTCGTCCGGCCGGTATCAGCGCGAGCGATCCGCACGTAGGTCTTGACCTTCATTTTTGGTTCTCCTCCTGAGGGGCAGAAACAGCAGCGACAGGGAGCGACGAGACGAACCGGCCGGCCAGGTACGGCGTCAGCCGCTTGCCGCTCATGAAGCCGCGCGCCACCTCCCGCTCACGAGGGTTCGGCTCACGCTCGTTCGCGGCGATCAGCCGTAGCGCGGCCTCGTCCTTCCGTTGCGCTTTTCGTGCGTTGCCGTTGTTGCGCATTTGGTTTTCCTCCGGTGGTGGGTTGAAGAATGGGCCAGCCCAGCCCCTGCCAGGCCGGCCCACGCGCGGGATCTAGTCGGCGACCAAGCGCAGCTCGTCGGCCTGCTCCCGCTGACGCCGGATCTCATAGGTACCCGGGGCGATACCGACGTAGCCGTGCTCGGGGTGAGCGAGCCACGCGGTTGACTCGTCAGGGACGGTCAGCACCGCCACACGCAGTTCGGTCGCCCGCGGGCTGATGACGTCGCAGTAGACCGGGCCGTCGGCGACGATCGCGTGGGTGTTGCCGCCGTTCTCGCCGCGAACCACGGGCGTTCCGCCGGCCAGGACAGGCGTCGTCGCGACGATCTGGCCGAGCCCTGCACTCTTCCCGGGCACGACGATCACATCACCCTGCCGCTGCAACCCGTCCAATACGGGGATAGTCGTTTCCCGGTCCAGGTGGTCGAGGACGTCGACACCGTGCCGGTCGATCAGATCAGCTAGTGCATGCATTGCGGGGTTCCCCTTTCGAAGGGATTTGAGTTAGCAGGCCCGCGCGAGCGCGCGGTACTGCGATGGGTTGAGATTGAACGTCCAGCCCGCGGCAGCCACGGGGTCGCTGATGGACGCTGGGACGGTGAGGCCGAACCGGTGTCGCGTGCCGTCACGTTCGACCGTGGCGTTGGTGCAGAGCAGCACCCGGACCGGCGAGTCGTAGATCTTCGCGGGCACGTCGTACAGCGACAGCTCCTGCCCCGGGTTACCGGGATCGGGCACCGTCTCGCCGACCTGCGCTAGGCCGGCGTCGGTGACGAACCTGTCCCATCCGAGCTTCTCGATCGCCACACGGCGTATCTCAGCGTTCGGTTCCCGCATGATCCGTTCCGTGTCCCAGCCGACCTCGATCAGATCAGCTGGGACCGGGGTTCCGTGCCACGCGTGCATCCCCCACCCGTCGGCCCAGGAGATGACTGGCCCGGTCTCGTTGTGGAGCCGATGGCTACCCCACCCTGTCGGGCCGACCTGCTCAAGGTGGAGCTCGAGGGGCCGGTCGGAGACCATGACGAAGTCCTTGTGCGGCCACCACCAGCCGGCGGTCGATGCGGCGTCGTAGGCACGGGACCGATCCCAGGTCTCGCCGAGGTCGAGGTCGGTTTCGTCGCGGAAGAACCCGACCCAGGCTTGCCAGTACCCGGCCCAATGTTGGCCTCCGAGGCGGTAGTACCAGAGTTTCTGGATGGCATCGGCTATCCCTTGTCGAACCGCGCCGCCAACCGCGCCGCGAACCGCGCCGTCAACCGCGCCGCCAACCGCGCCGTCAACCGCGCCGCCAACCGCGTCGTGAACCGCGCCGTCAACCGCGCCGTCAACCGCGTCGTGAACCGCGTCGCGAACCGCGTCGCGAACCGCGTCGTGAACCGCGCCGTGAACCGCGCCGTCAACCGCGCCGTCAACCGCGCCGCCAACCGCGCCGTCAACCGCGCCGCCAACCGCGCCGTCAACCGCGTCGCGAACCGCGTCGCGAACCGCGTCGCGAACCGCGTCGTGAACCGCGCCGTGAACCGCGCCGTCAACCGCGCCGTCAACCGCGCCGCCAACCGCGCCGTCAACCGCGCCGCCAACCGCGCCGTCAACCGCGCCGCGAACCGCGTCGTGAACCGCGCCGCGAACCGCGTCGTGAACCGCGTCGTGAACCGCGTCGCCAACCGCGCCGCCTCGCTGACGCTCGGCGATCAGATACGCAGCCACGGGAGCAGCGAGCGACCCGACCAGCGGCGACGGCACGCGCACCACGAGACCTGGCCACGGGATGCCAGCGAAGCGGTAGCAGTCCCTAGCGCCCTGTTCCCAGGCTGCCCACTCGTCGTCGGAGAGCGGGCCGGTGTGCCATCCGCGTTCGATCCACTGCTGGGCGTAGAGGCCCATTCGGGCTTGCTGCTCGGGGGTGAGCTTGTCGATGCGTTTAGTCACGCCTGTCCTCCGTTGGCGGGTTGGGGTGGGTCGGTCACTGGCTAGCGTCTGCAAGAAGGTCAACCTCTGCCTTGTCCCAGATCGGCGACCACGGCAACTCGCCTCCCCGGTACAGGCCGGCAGGGAACTGACGGATGTCGCGGTCACCGCGGAACGTCGCAGCCAGCTCGTACACGTTCTCCGCGCGGCGCTGGATCACACGCCCATACCCAGCCCAGCGTTGCCACACCGACGACCCGAACGGCATCTGCGGGCGGCTCGAGCCGTCACCTTTCGGCATGTGATGCTCCAGCCATAGCGCGATGCGGTGGCGGGCCCGGATCCGGTCGAACACGGCCCGGACCTCATCGGCGGCGGTCTCCCACGAGTCGCGGCCAGTATGGAACGCCTTGTACAGCGACCCGAAAGCGACCAGGGCAGGGCGGGTTTCCGCTACGACGCGTTCGAGGAGCTGAGCGTCGGCGTGCCGGCGCAGATCCAGCCCCTCGGGGCGCATCCACACATAGGCGTTGTCACCCGTCCAGTGACCCAGCCGCGTGACTTGGCTTTGCAGTGGGCGGGACTGCCGGCGGACCGTGGACAGCGGGTTCTCCAGGTCGACGAGCAGGGTCCGCTGCGCCGGGATCCGCTCCCCCGGCTTGAACGGATGCACCCCCGCAGCGACGGCCTGGCAGATCTGACGGGACAGCCAAGACTTACCCGACCCCTCACCAGCCAGGATCATGATCACGTCTTGGCGTTCGATCAGGCCCGGCACCACCCAGTCCTCCGCCCGGTCCGGCTGCGCGAGGAACTGATCCCAAGTCCACAGGCCGTCGACCGCCGCGTCAGACGCACGCTCATCGATGAGCATGTCCAAGGCGAGGGCTTCCCGCGCGGCCTGGTCCATCAGGTCGTCAGCGTCGACCATCTCCGTGGCCATCTGCGTGATCCGCGTACCGAGCTTCACCAGCTGCCGGCGGCGGGACGCAGTACGCATCTGCCCGGCGTAGTAGGACAGGTTCCCCGCGACGACGGGCCGGCTGTACAGGGTGTGGACGTACGCGGTGCCGCCCACATTGCTCAGTTGGCCGGTGTTGCCGAGCTCGGTGTAGACGGCGGTCGGGTCGGGCGCGATGCCGCGGTCGGACAGGTTCAGCATGGCGGTGAACATCGCGGCGTGGCGTGGCTGCCAGAAGTCGGCGATGGTGACCATCTGCTGCGCGGCGTTGATGGCTGGCGGTGAGTTGAGCACCACGGCGAGCACGGTCTGCTCGGCGGCGACCGCGGCCGGGGTCGGGGTTTCGACGTCGTCGGTCATTGGTCCATCCCGAATTCCCAGCCAGCGGGACGTTCCTGAGGGGACGCCTTTGTCCCGTTCAGCGAACCCCAATGCTTGGCTAGCGCTGATGGTGTGAGCGTCGCGTCGCGGAATCGTTGTCGGAAGTTCCGAGCACGAAGCGTCACCTGCCCGGGAGTGGCATCGACGGAGCGGAGCTCCTTCAGCGCCTTGTTGACGGCGCCGCGGCCGGAGTCGGTCAGCGTCTTCGGGTCGATGCCGCACGCCGAGGTGAGGGCGTCGAATAGTTCGTCTCGTTCACGCGGCGGCTTGTCCGGCGCAATACCTTTCCCTGTTCCCTTCCCTGTTCCCTGATCCGCGGGCGCGCGCGAGGGTGGTGAGGGCTCAGTGCGGGCTCCGTGAGGGCTCACTGAAGGCTCACTGAGCGATCCGTGATCACGCGATGAGGGCTCATGCTTCGGGCAGTGAGGAATCCGTGACGGGGAAGGGCGATTCACCTTCTGGTGCTCGTCCCAGTTGACGAGGTGCAGGTAGCGCTTGCCGTCAACTTCGTACCGGCATAGCGGTCCAGAGGCGGCTATCTCGCTGAGGTGCTGGTCGAGTTTCTTGATGGTCATGTCGTCGTCGAGCGGGTATAGCTCGGCTTTGATGAGACGCACGTCGTCCAAGCCGCGGCCTAGGTCGTCGAGGTACCCGGGTAGGCCGACGAACGTCCATCGGACGGGGTAGGGCCACGAGCACACCGTGTGGCTCTTCCGCATCTCAGGTTTGACCGAACGTATCCGCGCCATTTACTCGGGTATCCCTTCTCGCAGCTCGTCGATGGTTGCTCCGAGCAGGGCCATCCGGGTGTCATCGGCGTCGCTGCGGCAGTCTGGGCACCAGTGCCGATGCCCCAGGATCGACAGGGCGAGCACGATCCGGGCGTTCGCCTGCCGGAACTCGTGACGGGCTTCGACCTCAGCACCGGACGTCATGACGGCACAGGCGGGGTTGAGACGAGGCGACGTTTGGCTTCACCAGTGGGGACGCCGCCGAGCAGCTGACCGTCCGTGCTGACGGCGAGGGTCCAGTCGTACGCCCACACAGCCCACCATTCGTGCGCGGCCGCGCCGTAGTGGTGTTGGCCGCCGGGGTGGGGTGTCCAGCCGCCGCAGTCGCAGCCCGGGGTCGGGCATTTCTTGCCGCGTTTCCCGTGGGTGATCTCGGGGCGTTCCGCGTAGGTTGCTAGCCGGCCGGCGACCATCGGGCATGCCTGCTCGGCGTAGGTGGCGCACCATGGATGCAGCGGCGGCTCAGTGAGGTAGGTGTCCAGCTGGGTGGGTCCGCCGAGGAACACGACCGGGCGGAGTTTCAGCGGTTCGCCGCAGGTTTGGCAGATGCCTTGGGTCCAGGCCTGCATCCATTTTGTGTGGTGGGTGGTGCGGAAGTCGACGCCGCCGTCGGCGAGGGGGACGTTCACCCAGGGTGCGACGAGGCCGCCGATGGTGGGGCGGTGGGCGAGCGTGACCGGGATCGGGGGCCGGACCTCGGGTTTCGTCATGCCGGCTCCTGCTGATCGTCGATCTCCACCCGCTCCGTAAACCGGGCCAGCGCGTCCTCATCCCGAACCGGGCCCCAGGTCGCGTCGGTCCACTCGATGCCGCTCTTGTCGCTCACGCGGCACCTCCGAGGATCTGCATCACGATGCCGCCGAGCCACTGCGCGACGTTCGAGCTGACAGCGTTGCCGGCCTGCATGGTCTGCTCGGACCTGTTGCCGGTGATCTCGTAGGAGTCGGGGAACCGTTGCGCCCGGGCGTGTTCACGGGGCTGGAGCATCCGGAAGTAGCAGTCGTCGACGTCGATCGCGGGCGCGACGAGGGCGGCGCTGTCGTGGGTGCCGAGCGTGTGCAGCGGCTCGCCGGTGGTCTTGGCTTTGCCGCGCCGGTACGGGATGACCAGGGACAGGTTCGGCTTCGCGACGACGCCCGGCATCGGGTCATGGACGTCCTTCGTCATGTGTCCGATGGGGCCGTAGTCGAGGCCGCCGTGATGCTTCTGGATGAACGCGCCTGGCGGGGTGGTGAGGTAGTGGTGGCGGCCGGTGGCGACGGTGGCCAGGGCATCGTCGCCGATGCCCATCGGGCGGGAGTTCTCCCGCAGCACGGTGACGAACTGCTCCGGCACCGCGACGAGCGCGTCGGTCTCGCGGGTGGTGCGTGTGCGCATCGGGTCGGCGAGAGGTGCGGCGGTGTCGTTCCAGGTGCCGCCGGCGGGGACGAGCATGCCGTCGCCGATCTTCGCGGTGCGGGGGTCGAGCGGTGCCGCGTCGAGCGGGTAGACGCGTCCGTGGTCGTCGTGGTTCACGGTGACCGACAGCGGCGGGGTGACCAGGGTCCGGACGGTGCGCCCGCCGGCGGTGACGGCGCCCATCGGCTCGTCGACGCCGCGTAGCCGGCTGCCGTCGGCGCCGTCGTAGTCGCGGCGGTCCAGCAGGAACGGCGGCACCGCAACCCCGTCGCCTGGCGTGCCGGAACGGGCGATCAGCGGCGACTCGTTGACCGGCCATGCCCGGGTGTAGCCGTCGCGCTCGTAGGTGTTGCCGTGGACGGCGACCTCGACGGGCTGCGCGAACAGTTCGAGGCCGGCCTTGATGCGGCGGACGGTGGCGGCCGCGAGCGGCTTCGGGCGGTCCCCGATGCGGGTGCCGATGTCCGACCAGTCGATGGCAGTCGCGGCCGGCCGGACGTACGGCTCGACCAGGCTGTAGCTGCAGGATTGGCTGGGGCATCGGTAGTGGTACTGCTTGCCGTACTTCCCGACCCGACGCTTCGGGTTCCATGCCTGCTTCGCCGGCACGACCTCGTGGCACGTGTGGCACCAGGCGAGCGGCCGCGGCCGAACATCCGGCACCGGGACACCCTTCGCTGTGCAGAACACGTAGAGCCGGTCACGCCACTGCGGTGCGTGGGGGTTGTCGTCGTCGCCGACGTGCGCGCTCGACACCGAGATGAGTTGGCAGGTGTAGCCGCGCTGGCGGAGTCCGTCGAGCCACCAGTCGAACATCTCCCACGCCGCGAACTCGACGACGTTCTCGACGATGATCACCTTGTACTCGTGGACTTCCGCCGCTCGGATCACGTCGTATGCGGTCGCCCGGGAGCGGACACCGCCGTCGTTGGGGACGTAGTCCTCGAGCAGGTCCAGCTGGGCGCGCACCTTGGATGCTTGCTTGCGGCCGCCGGCCGGCGAGTGCCACGTGCACTCGGGGCTGGCCCACAGCACCTCGGTGTGAGGTAGTCGGCGCATGTCGTAGTTGGAGACGTCAGCGACCAGGTGCTCGGCGTCGGGGAAGTTGACCGAGTGGGTGGCGATCGCTCGGTCCCAATGGTTCGCGGCGAGCTTCAACTCGAGGCCTGCGGCGGACAGGCCGATCGAGGAGCCGCCCGCGCCGCAGAAGATGTCCGTATAGGTGAGGCTCATCCGGCCCTCCGCAGCGGTGGCGTCTCATCCTCGGCCGGGTCGGCGTCGTCGACGGTGTCCTCGTGTCGGCTCAACTCGTCGAGCCGGTCCCGCACCGTCCGGTACTGCTCGTAGGAGATGTCGAGTTCGGTCATGGTCCGCAGCACCGGCCACCGGCGTGCGATGGCCTGTTCGACGCGGCGGCGGAGTTCAGCTTCTGGTTGGGCGGTTCGGAATTGGGCGGGCATGGCTGGTCCTTCCCGATGCGACGGCTGCCGTGTACGCGGCAGGGCGTGCATGTCGGTGGTGACGTCGCTGGCGGTGCCGGCGCTGGATCCGCCGCGATGGTCGACGATGGTGTGGTCCTGGGCGGCGACGAGGTCGCCACCGGGCCGGTCGCCGCGGCCGAATCGGGTGATGGTGGGGCGGCACCAGCACTGCTCGAACTGTTCATGCGCGGGCTGGCCGGGCAGCGCATGGGCGAAGATGTGGGTGATGATCACGACACGCTCCGCTGCTGCGCTGTCCGGGCGTGCTCCGTGTGCGCGGCGAGGACGTCCTCGATCGGCGTCCCCGTCTCGATCTCACCGAGAGGTGCCCGCAGCGTCCGAACATGCGGCTGGCAGGTGCAGGACCAGTTCAGGTGCCGGCCCGGGCCGTACTGGATTCGGATCTGGTGCGGCGCTCTCTCATCGGCCAGCATGTGGCCCGGCCAGACGATGGGATGCAAGTCGGTCATCAGGCCACCGTCTTCCAGATCTCGCGGCGCCAGATCATGCCGATCAGTTGATTGCTGACGCCGTATTGCTCAGCGACCGCACGGCCCGACGCAACGCCCCGAAGCGCTCTGATCTCAGCGACCTGCGAACCAGTCAGGCGGGCCCTGCCATTGGACTCACCTGAGCGAGGCTGGCGCCCTAGGATGCTGTACGAGTGCTGCAAGTTCGCGGCGCCAGTGACCCACTCAAGGTTGTCGACGACGTTGTTCGCGGGATTGCCGTCGAGGTGGTTCACCTGCAGCGATGCCGGGGTCGAACACGGCAGGAATGCGAGCGCGACGGCACGGTGCACGCTGAGCTCTTCCACGTGGTCGCCGTCATGGAGGATGACCCGTAGGTACCCCTTCGCGCTGACGCGAGGCGTAAGGATCTTGCCCGCAGTGGCGCCCCGCCCGGCCTTGATGCGCCGTACTCGGCCGAAGTCACTGACTTCGTAGACACCAGCGAAGGAAACAACCGCGCGCCATTCGCTCATGAAGACCTCGCAGTGAGAGTTGGCACGATTAAGGAATCCCAATCTGTTGTGCGCCACACGTCGAACGGTGCGGATGCGCGTTCGCTGAGCCGGGCGGTGAAGCGCTCCTCTGACCAGTGCGGTTCGCCGCTGATCTGCCGCGCCCAGTCCGCCTGCTCGGGCGCCAGCCGGCCCTTCGGCCCTTTCAACTCGCGCAGCAGCACCACACCGGCGCGTGCCAGCACGAGGTCAGGGAATCCGATGTGACCTTGGATCGCGGTGCGCCAGCCTGAGCGTGTCTTGGCTGGCCGGAAGTGGCAGACGGCCCACCGGTTCAGCTGAGCGAGCTTTATCGTCTGGTCGAGCAGCTCGGCCTCGTCGCGGGGGCTCACGCTGCCACCTGCTCTCGGCAACAAATCCCGAACGTCGCCTCATGGTCGGGTGAGTACGCGGCGAGCTGGCCACGGTCCAGGCGCCGGTTGCAGCCCTCGCAGTCGAGGCGTTCATCCAGCGGCAGCCACGACAGCTTCGGCGCGACCTCATCGGCCGAGAGTTGCGGCTCGAACTCGGCCAGCAGCAGCGGGCTGGGCGGGTTGTACGGCAGGCCCTTGCAGATGCTGCACTGCCCGGTGAGCATGTCGTGCGCGCAGCGGGTCATCACGCGGCTCCTTCGATGCGGACCAGCCAGCCGATCGCGAGTGCTTCACCTGTATGCGTCTCGGCGTAGTCGTTGTGGAAAGCGCAGGAGGCCGCCCACCACGCCTGGTCGAGCAGCCGCAGCCCGCGTCGGCCCCGCTTGTGGTGCAGCTCGGTCGTCGCCTGCCCGCAGCCCGCTGGGAACTGGCACCAGGGATGGGCGGCGAGGAACGCGTCGCGCAGCGGCCGGTACTCGCGTAGTTGCCGCGCCCGCTTCTTCGAGACGGTCCTCATGGTGTCCCGTCCCTTCCGATGGTCTGCAGTTCGGCGCGTAGATCAGCGGAGTAGGTGCGGCCAGCGTCTACGCGCGCCTGGGCTTCCTTCATCAGCCGGACAAGGTGACGGACGTGAGCCTCAGCGGCCAGCGCCTGGAACTCGATCTGCTCGGTGTCGACGCGGGCCTTGTGGCGGCGGATGTCCATCGATCCCTCAGCGGTGAGGAACGCTTTGGACTCGGAGATGTCTGCGTCCATGCGTTTGGAGATGGCGTCCTGTTCGGCGTCACGCAGCGACTCGATGACCTTGTGCAGTTCGTCGAGTCGCTGTCCGAGACGCAGGGCGGCGGCGTTGGGGCCGGTCACGGCTCGGGCTTCCAGTCAGCGGGTGGCTCGGGCCATGCATCCCCGTCGCCCATCTCGCGGGCGGCAGGCACCTCATCAGCCGCGGGAGCGCCCGGCGCGGGCTGGGAGTTGAACCCAGAAGCCACGCCGCTCTCCGCGCCGGGCAGGGGCCCCGCGGCAAACTCAGGTTCAACCACCGGCTCCGGTAGCTGCACATCCTCGATCGGCTTGGCCGGCTTGCGTCGAGCGGTGCGCTTGGATGACGTCGGCCTCGCCTCGGCGGGCACGGTCTCATCCGCGTCCTGCAGCTCCTCGATCGCGTACGGGATGCCGAGGATCACGTCCGACGCGACGAGGCGGCAGCATTCGCTCGTGGCCCGCGCTACGAGCATCGCCTGCGGCTGCTTACGCCATTGATCCCGTCCAGCCAGACCGAGCGCCTTGGCCCGGTCGATCGTCCAGATCGATTTCTGGATCTGGTCGGTGCCTTTGCGTCGGCCGCAGACGATCGCTCGGGTGCTGTTCGCTTCCTCTAGCCACACCTCGTGGCCCTTGGACTGGACGAGCCCCCGGAGGGCGTGAGCGCGCATCGCGGGCGTGCCGGAGATGATGTCGATGGAGCGGAGCGCCGCCATGGGGGCGAGCCCGATCTCCTGACCCGTGAGGATCGCGGCGGTCGCCTCGTCCGCCTTGCCGCGCATGGAGTCGGGCACGAACGCCGTCTTGACTAGGGACGTGGCGATCTTGTGCGCTTCGCCGGCGTCCATCGCCCACTGCATGAGTTCGGAGACGTGCTGCTCGGGGATCGCTATCTCGGTCATGACGCTGCCTGGCCTGGCTCGCGCTCCGGGCTGATCAGCCGGTCGCGCATGTCCTTCGTCTGGCGGGCGAGCCACGCCACGTGCTGGAAGATCTTGAAGCCCTGCGCGAGGTCCACCTCGTACACCGAGTAGCCGTCTGCCCGGATCCACACGGCCATGCCATGGGTGATCCCGAGGTCCGCGATCGGCTGCTCGTCGCCGTGGTCGTCGAGCCACACATCGGCGTTGGCGTAGGCGCCGAGTTGGATGGCGGTCTCCCCGAAGATCCCCGACCGGCTCGTCTTGTAGTCCATGAGCGGCACCCCGCCGTCCGGCAGGCGAGCGAGGAGGTCGAACGTCCCCGCATACCCCCACGTGCGGGAAGCGACGACGGTCTCCGTGCGGAGCACCTCGGGCTTCCATTCGTCGAGGAACGCAATCGCCGACTCGACATGACCCGCGAGCTCCTCGGGCACATCGACTTCCTCGTGGCGGGACAGCTTCTCGGCGAGCGCGTGAACCTCCGTGCCCCGCTTCGACGCCTGATCAAGATCCATGTAGCGGGCGCGCTTCAACGTGTCGAGCCGCTTCGACGGAGTCTCCTGCGCGAGGTCTTCCCAGTGGTCGACCGCGTAGGCGGCGGTGGTGTTCGCGGCCCATCCGACCAACGCGGGTTTCGGCATGCCGTCGCCGATGAGCGTCGTCACCCCGTCGGCCTTCCGGCCGTCGATCTCGTAGGAGTGGCCACGGCCACGGTTGATACGTTTGATCGTCATCGGGCCAACACCACCGCGGTGAGCAGCAGCGCTGCGAGTGCAGCCGGGAACACCAGCGGACTAACCCACTCGCGTACACCGAGGACGCGTCGGTCGGAGAACTCCGAGCGGACGATGTGCGCGAACCGCCGCACGACCAGTTCGAGGTCGCCGCTGCCGGCGTTCTGCAACGGGATCGCTTCCGCGATGAACTCGCGGAGAAGATGGTTCGGCATCCACTCAAACTCGCCGGCGAGCGCAGCAGGGGCGTCGCTACTGCCGAGCGCGGTCAACGCGGTTTGGGCGAGCACCGCCTCGTCGAGGTCACGGACAGGACGCAGCAAAGTCAGCATCAGTGGTTGTCCCTCCGGTCGACGTTGTGCAGGGCAGCCCAGACGAACACGAACGCCACGTTGAACAGCAGCCATGAGCCGAGGCCGACCCACAGCCAGTCGAGGCCGTTCACGGCGTCATCTCCTGCGTCTGCGCCTGCTGCAGGTCGGCGTCCTTGGGCTCGTCTGCTGCTCTCGTCTTGTCCAGGTTGTCGGCGAGGTCGCTGGCCAGCTCTGCGAGACGCCGCAGCGTGTCCGAGTCGTCGACCAGCAGGATGAGGTCCGCGCCGATGTTCAGGTGCGCCGACCAGTTGCCCGGGTTGCCGATCACGACCGACCGCATTTGAATGTCGAGGGGCAGGGTCGTCTGGTAGTTGTGCTGCGAGGCGCTGTAAACGCTGCCCGACTCGTGCCGGTGCAGATGCGTGTACTTGCTCATCGGTCGACCTGCAGCATCGTTCCGGCGGCCAAGTGCTGGACGAAGTCAGGGAACTCGTCGGTGACGAACGCGACCCCGCCGCCGGTGTCGACGTCGACCCGCTTGATGTGTTCATCCCAGTTGGGGCGGTGCATCAGGTCGTGGGCGTGGAGTTCACCGGCCGGGATCGTGATCCGCGCGGCGATGTTCGCGGGTTGGGCTTTGATCTGCTGTACTTGCATCTGACTGGCCTTCCTCGATGGGTCTGGTCGTGGCCGCCCGGGTTCTGGTCCACCCGGGCGGCCCCTTCTATTTCGGGGTTGCTCCGGTGGCGGCAGGCTCGGGGGGATGACCCACCGCCACCGGAGCTTTCGGGGCCGCCGCGTGCGCGATCAGGTGTTCCGCGCAGTAGCGGGTCATGGGGATGACGGGTTGGTCGCAGCGCACCGAGACGCGTTGGCCGTGGTCGATCCAGGGGAGTCGGCCGACGCACTGGTCGAAGTGGCCGAGGGGCATCGCGCTCATGACGCTCGCCGCCGGGATCCGGCCGGGCGCAGGTCCCCGGGGTTCGCTGGAACGTGCGTGTGCATGGCGACGATCTGTTCGAGCTGCGCCTCGCTGAAATGGATCTTGTTGGCGATGCGGGTGTACGGGATGCGGGACTTCTGCACGTTGTCCTGAAGCCACCTCGCGGTGAGTTGCAGACCGTGCTCGGTCAGCAGCGCCGCAGCCGCTTCAAGGCTGTAGAAGGTGGGGATGCCGGTCATGCGACCGGCTCGCAGGTCTTGGCCGAGGGGTAGGTGCACAAAGCAGCGACCGTCGTGTCGAGCGCCGCCGCGATCCGTTCCAGGTCGGCGAGGGAGAAGGGCACCTCGCCGCTGAGGCGCTTGGACAGCGCCGACTCGTGCTTGAATCCCGCGCTGCGCACGAGGTCGACCTGCGCCCATCCGCGAGTCTTCAACTCGTCTCGGATGACGGCCACGACGTGCTGCGTGATGGGAACTTCCTGCATGACGTGAAGACTTCCCGTTCTAGGAAGCTCTGTCAAGTCAGAGAGAACACTTCCTGTACCGGGAAGTACTCTTAACGCCGAGTTGCTAGTTCCCCTGGGGGGAACCTAGGCTGGCCAGTGATGAGCACCGAGCAGGCGCCGGCCTTGCCGGACAGCGAGGAGTTCCGGAAGGCGCTTGCCGCCGAACTCCGAGCCCTGCTCGCCCGAAAAAAGCTGACGCAGCGCGTCGTCGCGCAGCGATTCGGCTGGCGCGAGAACGCGGTGTCCAAGCGGCTGAACGGCGCGGGGTGGGACGTGCGCGACCTGATGGCCCTGTGCTACATGCTCGGCACGGACATCGGTACGGTGACCGAGGCCGCGCGCCAAGCCGCAGCCGCAGAGGCTGACGGCGAGGACGACGCCGCCGCACTCTAAAGTCGGCGTTAAAAACCTGATTAGCGATCTTCGTCAGTGTCGTGTTAGGTCTGTAAGTTCACCTCAGCCGATCATGACGAAGGGGCGATGCGTATGCGGCAGGTGACACCAATGATTGAGCGGGTGGGGACAGCAGCAACCTCACTCGTCGGAGGGATCGGTCTACTCGCGGCCAGCTGCGCGGTAGACAACAGGCCCAGCCACGCGCTGAGCACCGCCGGATGGGTTTTCTTCATGACCGGCGGCGGCCTGTTCCTCCTCCAAGCACTGCTGCACGACCGCAACTACTCGCGCGGTCACCGCGACGGCTGGCGGCTCCGCCATAAGGTCGATTCGCACCTGTCGATCGTTCCTGACGAGGACAGGCAGCGCGCCCAGCATTAGTGTCGGCGTGCGAGGAGCCGGGCGATCGCCCCGCCCGGCCCCTTCTCGCAGATCAACGAACACACACCGTAAATGTGACGGTCGATCTTGCCGACGTTTTCCGATCGGATCAGCACGAAGCGGCATTTAGCGTGTCCCCTACGCCTTCATGATCACCAACCGGGCAGTCTGCGGCCGTGGAGGACTGGTCGCGCGTCGGCGTGCAGATCCGCGCCGCACGCCGCCGCCTCGGCTACACCGTGAAAACCCTGGCTGAAGCGACCCACCTGTCGACCCGCACGATCAACAATCTGGAGCACGGCCACCAGGGCAACTACGACGACGACACCCTCGGCTTCGTCGAGGCTGCGCTCGGCTGGGACGACGGCGAGATCCGAGCCCGGGCCGCCGGCCAGCGCCCCCGCCGGACCCACCCCGAGGATCTGCGCCTGGTGATCAGCGCCTGGCCGAGGCTGTCCGAGCCCGACCGGCGGCTGATCGTCCAGATGGTCAGGGAGCGCCGCGGTCACCGATGACTGGACGCCCGCCGGGGGCCCGGTGGACACTGACGCCAGCATCAGGGGGGAACCATGCTGGCCAAACTCACCATCGCCGCTGTCCTACTCGCCACAGCCGCCGCGTGCACCTCCGGGAAGCACACCGCCACGAGCACACCGACACCCAGCCCGAGCAGCGGCTCGTCGACGCCAGTCACGGACACGCCGACCACTGAGCCCTCGCCGGCCATCGACGAGACCGGCCGCACCACATGCGGCATGTTGAAGGCGAACCGCACGCTGCAGTCCACGATGGGGTTCATCATCGTCGCCGGGGTCGTGAACGAAGGCGATGTCCTGCCCACCGTCGACGAGCTGCAGCTCGAGGCGTCCGAGGCGCCGGCCGAATTCCAGCATGGCTTGACCAGCCTCGCTGCCGTGCTGCAGGAACTCGACGACTCGCTCGCGGCCGGCGGCGGGGACAGCATCGACACGTCATCAGTGCAGCCCAACGTGAACCAACTGGTCGGGCTGTGCCGCGCGCGCGGTGTGCCGATCCCTATGGAGTAGCCACCCGCCTGAACGCCACCACCACATCGCTGCCGGTGTCGTCGAGCCACTCCAGGGACCGCTCGACCGCGTCGTTCACCGCGTCGTCCATCTCGGGCATCTCATGCCCGTACCGGTCGACCGTGACCTGGATGGAGGCGTGACCGAGCCGCTTCGAGATCACCGGCAGGGACAGCCCCTCGGCGATGAGCAGCGACGCGTAGGAGTGCCGCAGGTCATGCACCCGCGGCTCCTTCGTCAGCACCCCTTGGCACTGGCACGGCCTCGCGGCCGGCGGCCGGATCCGTTTACCGGTCTCGGCCTGCCGGGCGAGCCGCTTCGCCTTCTCCCCGACGGTCTCACCGCCGGCCTCGACATGCTCGTCGCAGACGGAGGCGCGGGCGACGGCCGGGATCCACGCGTTGTCGTGGAACGTCGAGTTCAGCAGCTGCCCACCGAACCGGGCCGGGAACACCAGGTCGTCCGCGCGGCGGCCACCGATCAGCGGGCGCAGCGCGGCGACCAGCCGCGGCGAGAGGGTGAGCTTGCGGCGGGCGCGGCGGGTCTTCGGCTCACCGACCGAATAGGTGCCGTCGTCCTGCCGCTTCCACGCCCGCACGACCCGCACCGCCGGCCGTTTCCCGTCTAGGACCAGGTCGCCGACCCGCAGCGCGGTCGCCTCGCTGTACCGCAGCCCAGTCGCCCACAGCAGCAGCGTCAGCGGCCGGTAGAACTCGGGGACGTGCCGGTAGATGAGCGCGAACTCGGCCGGGGTGAGGAACACCATCTCCTCGGCCTTCACGTCGGGCAGCTCGCGCAGCTTCGACGCGAACGGGTTGTGGTCACACACCGGCGGCCGGTGCGTCATCCCGTCGGACATGATCGAGGACACCAGGCCGTGGACGTTCTGGATGGTCTTCGCGGCGAGCTCGGCGGCGATCAGCTGGTCGAGCCAGGTCGCGACGTGGGTCGCGGTGATGCCGTCAACGGGGAGATGCGCGAGGTGGGGGTGGACGTGCCGCTCGAGGTCGCGCCGGTAGTCGGCCTTCGTGCGGTCGTTGGCCTTGGTGCGCAGGCTGACGGCCTGCTCGGCCCATTCGCGGAACGTGATGCCGGCGCCGGTCTTGGCTTCGCCGGTATAGCCGTGGCCTTTGATCCAGCCGTGCGGCCACCGGTTGCCGGACCCTTCGACGAGCCCCTTGAACCGGGTCGCCTCGTCTGCGGTGACGAACAGTTCGGTCTGCCGGTCGGGGCGCCCAGCCTGCCGCCAGTACACGCGCCACGTGGGGCCAGTGGTCTTGTTCTCACGCTTCTGGATTCCCGCCATAACCGGGCATCCTAGCGCGAGGCCGGTTCCATGCCGGTTCCGCGACTCCCCCGAGACGCTTGCAGCCCCGGATTTCCGGGGCTGCAAGAGTGGAGGTGGCGGGAATCGAACCCGCCTGAACGGCCCGTGAACGTTGCCCCCGGTCGAATCAGCCCAACAAATACGGGCGGTACCTACCGGGGCCTGACAACCAGAGACAGCGTCAGACACCCGTTTGGTGCCGCGCGGAACCAAGGATCCGGCCGAGCTAGTGGCGGATGCGCCCTTGGACAACAGCGGCGATGAGCTCGGGTGAGCAACCGACAGCAGCGGCGAGACGCACGTAGGTCCAGTGTCCCGGGTCGGTCTGACGTAGCTGGCGAATCAGCTGGTCGCGTTGTCTGCGGTGCTGGTCCGCCAGCTTCCCGGCCTCGGCGATTGCGCGGTGATGCTCGCGGGCCTGTTGGGCGCGGGCATCAGATGGCACGGCGAGAGAAGTCCGAGATCAGCGTCGGGACAGCGGAGTCCAGCCCGGCGATGTCGAGCATGCCGGGATCCGTGGGGTCGGCGATGCTGAACTGGGTCGGGGTCATGGCCATCACAATGAGTCGGGCGTCTATGCCGCTGGCCTGCCGGTAGGCGCGCAACGCCTGATGCGGGTGAACAGTCCCGGCCCACGTCTCGTTGTCGGTATAGATGCAGAACGTGTCGACCTCGAGGTTGTTCCGCTGGGCGTGGAGCATCGGCAGAGCACAGTCGGTACGACCGAACGGCAGGTTCGACACCGCAGAGACGGCGTCATCCAGCCGCTGCCGGGGACTGATGGCCAGTTCGGTCAAGGCGGAGGTCGTGTTGTATGACCAGTTGTTACCGCTTCCGGTGAATCCGACGATCATGTGCTGCGGCTCGGTGGCGGCCGTCACGAGCGCGAGCGCAGCTGACGCTTCACGGCAGGACAGCGGCATCCCGGCCACAGCGGATGTCATCGACCCCGACACGTCCAGCGCCAGCATGGTCCGCTTGCCTGCGGGCTCAACCGCCCCGAACGCGGCGTAGAACGCACCGTCGAGCGCGTCCACGATGCCCGCGACAGGAGTCCACTCACCCTGGCCGCGAGCGGACTGCCCCGACGCGTACGTGCGGGCAGCGACGAGCACGTTGACTGGGTGGACGCGTGCCTTGCGGAGCTTCTCTGGGTCAGCCAGCTGTTCGGCGACGGTCTTCCCGGTGGCACTCATCGGCTTCAACACGCCGAGACGCGTCAACCGGGGAAGCTGCCGCATCAACGCGGTCTGCGGCATGCCCTTTTCGATCAGCGCAGCCCACACGGCGGGTTCGCCCAGAGCAGTGTCGGGGAGCATCTCCCACGACACCGGCGCCGAACCGATGCACTCCAACCAGCCAGCCACGGTCGTGGCGCGCTGCGCGTTCTCGAACGCGTCAACGATCGCTGGCACCTCGCGGTTGTCCCGGCCGCAGATCCAATTGAACAGCGACTTCCGGGCCGTCTCATCGGTCGGCGGGTGGGCGAGGCGGAGTAGGTCACGGTGAGTCCAACCGTCCCGCTGCCGGTACTTCACAGCCTGGTACGCCACATCGTCGACCGGCTTGGACAGGTACCAGTCGGCGACCGCGCGCCGCAGCCCACGGCCCCAGCCACGGAACTGCTCGACGTAGCTGGCGAACAGGAACAGGTGCGTTCCCGTGCGAGCAACGAGGGGCAGTGCGTCGAGTGCGGCCTTCCGACCCTCAGCATCACCGAGGGACGCTGCGGCGGCGAGGGCGAAGATCGCTGGGTTCTGGCGAGGTGCCCGTCCGGACGTGGACAGTGAAACGATCTCAGCGACGAGTTCGGTCGAGCGCTGCCGCGCCCAATCCAGTACGACTCCGGCGTTGTCCTTCGTCACCTCAGACTGGCTCGTGTAGTACGTGCCGCCCTCCGTGCCTAGGACCAGGAACCGGCGCAGCCGCGTCTCATCCGAGACGGTGAACGTGTACCCACCGGCGCTGTTCTCCACCTGACGCTTGTCGGCCTGCTCGGACTGCGGGGTGCGTCGCAGGTTGATCGCGGTCAACGCGTCGGGCATCGGCTCTCCAGTCTCAAAGCCGTGCGGGCGTGTGAGTAGCTGCCGGGATATCTCCAAGGTAACCGACCGCTTCCGGCCCGCACGGCTGTTCAGTTTGAGACGCCGGGCGTGTGATGCGATCCGGGTTTATGTGCGCTGGCCTCACGGCCCCGCTTCCATCCTCCACATGGATAACCGAATCACTCCGGCCCGGCGCTGTTCACTTGTTCAGGGGATGGGCGTGTGATGACTGCCGGGTTTAGCGCTCTAGGCCGCTGAGCTACACCCCGAGGGGCGCCGGGATTCGAACCCGGGTCTCTCCTGTTAAAGAGGTAACCGACCGTCTCCGGCCCATCCTTACGGCGGACTGTATCGGGTTACAGCCAGTGTCGCAAAGGCGGTTACCGTCGCGCGCAATTCGCGCGTAATTCAGCCGGCCAACTCGGCAGGGTCCTCCGTCGCCGACCACACACCGTGCCGGACCTGCACCGCGAGGCCGTCCTGTTCGAGGCGTCGCAGCGTGGACGACACAGTCGGCAGCGGCGCCCCGACCCGCTCAGCCAACGCGCCGGTGCGGATCTGGGCATGCTCACGGAGCTGGGCGAGGATCGCGTCGCGGGTCGACCGTGCGACGTCATCGACGGGGGCGAGCTCGATGACGGCCGCTGGTTCCCGTTCGTCGTCGTCGCGGCGGGCCCGCCAGTTCGCGTAGTCCTCGCCGGCGTCCTCAGCTGCCGCAGCGTCGAGCGTCACCGAAGGCGCCGGGCAAGTCGCCCAGTAGTACGGGTCCTCGACATACTGCCCACGCATCGGCGACACCCGGCCACCGGCCGACGCGACATACCCCAGCCCGGCCGTCGACGAGCCGTCGGGCCACTGCTCAGGCAGGTTCACCGGGTCCACCGGCAGATCCTTCGGCATGCCCATCTTCCCCGACAGCCGGTCCGACGTGCGGAACATGACGATGTTCATCGACGACACCATCGACCGGATCGTGACGTTCCCGCCGAGCTCCCCCACCGACGGGACCTGCGCGACGACGTCGACGGACACACCGAGTTTGCGGCCCTTCTTCGCGATCAGGGCGATGATCCCCACGCAGTCGGGGTCGTTCATCACGTCGGGGGATTCGTCGATCACGATCGTCAGCTGCGGCTCGGCCGGGGTCGGGTCGAAAGCGGCGAGGCCGCGCCGCTGCCGGCCCTGCTCGTCGGTCCACACGCGTCGGGCGCGGCGCTTCTTCCGCCCGTTCATGACCCGTTCAGCGGCCTGCAGCATGCGGCGGATCTCCGGCACCGACGGCGCGAACCAGTCGGCGGCGTCCTGCCAGTCGGGGACGGAGACGCCTTCCTCCGGGTCGGCGAGCCACAGCACGACGACACCGGAGTGGCGGATCTCGGTGCACAGCAGGTTGATGAATGTCGACTTCCCGGAGCCGGTGGTGCCGGCGATCAGCCCGTGGCAGGCGCCCGAACCGGGGGTGAACAGCCGCCAATAGGCGGTGGTGCCGTCGGCGTAGACGCCGATCGGGAATTGCCCGGTGGCCAGGTCGAGTTGCGGGCCGGTGAACGTCTGCGTCGTCTGCAGAGGATTGCGGGTCAGCACGAGCAGCCGCGCCCGGTGCGCCTCCCCGGTGGCCGGCGCTTCGATCACGACCGACGTGCCCGGTACGCCGTAGGCGGAGGCGATGCGGCCGGCGGCGCTGATGGCCTCGATCGTGGTCTGCTTGCCGCCGACCAGCGCGATCGACGCGGACCATCCGGTGGGCATCGGCGCGACGTCGTAGAGCCGTGACCCGGGCAGTGCCCCGCCCTGGCCGGCTACCCGCTGCGCCCACACCTCGAACCGGTCGTCGTCGTCGGGGATCTGCGCGCGGATCCGGTGATGCCACCACCACGGCACCGCGGCGGCGACGAACAGGGCGGCGAGCCAGCCGGGCATCGGCGGGCCGAACCCGATGATCGCGGTGGCCTGCAGCCATCCGAAGCCGGCGAGGAACACGCCGGCGGCGTAGACCCGCTCGGCCGTCCTCCAGCCACGCCGGTGGGCACGCCACCAGGTGAGCAGCCCGAGCGGCAACGCGAACAGTGCGACGGTGTTCGCGCCGTGGGGGCTGACCGCGAACACGACACCCGCGATGTACAGCAGCAGCGCGGCGACGAACGGGGCTAGCGGCCGGCGGCGGGCGAAGGAATGCCGGGCGACCGCGCGGCTGGCCCGCCACGTCACCCGGGCGGCGCCCCGCTTCCGGCCCGGTGTGCGGGTCAGGGCACGGTTCTGGGCGTGCAACGCTCGGCGCACCGCAGCATCGATGTCCGGGCTGGGGGCTGGCTGGCTGTGCATGGTTCCTCCGGCTGATTCACGGCGGGGGGCTGTCGACTAGGCCACCGGCGGGGACTGCGGGGGGATCGGTACCCCGCCGGTGACGTACTCGGCAGCCGCTCAGGCCTGGTAGAACGACTTGTCGGCTGCGTGCGGGGTAGCGGCGTGCGCCTCCTGCATCAGGGAATGCCGCGACTGCACACCCTTCAACGCGGTCTCGGCCTGCGCGAGCTGCGCGTCGGCCGCGGACGCCCGCAGGTCGGCGGCCTTGGCCCGCTGCCCCGCGGTCTCGGACAGGGCACCGACGTCGGCGATCGTCGCCTGGTCGAGGTCGAGCGCCTCCAGTGAGGAGACCATGTTGTCGAAGCGGGTGACGTTCTCGGCGGCGCGTTTCCTGTCGGCCTGCGCGTCCTCGAGCTCGGAGGCGGCGTCGGTGGCGATGTCGTTGAGTTCACGGAGCAGCTGGTCCATGGTGAGGACTTCGCCGCCGGTGCTGCTGGTGATGGTGGCCATCGGTTCGGTTCCTTCCGTAGTGGTGGTGTCGATCGGGTCGGTGTACGCCGTGCTGTCCCGGTCCGGTTCGGGGTCGGTGAGGGTCTCGGTCCCGGCTGGGCGGGACACGGCCGGGACCGAGACGTCTGTGGCCGGCTCGCGCCGGACGTATGGAAGCGGGCCTGTCTTCTGCTCCGCGAACTGGGCGGCGTCGCGGTGCCGCTGGCGAGCCTCGGCCCACTCCGGCCACTTGCCAGCCAGCCACCGGCCGCCCGCGACGCCGGCAGTGACGCCAAGGCTGACGCCGCCGATCACGCCAGCTACGACACCACCGACCAGCCCCGCGGCAACACCGGCCACAACTCCCGCGGCGAGGCCGGCGGCGGCGCGGAACGGTGCGATCGCGTCCGGTTGCCGCTTCATCCAGCGGGAGATCGCGTACGCGGCCACGGCCACGATCAAAATGCCAATGACTGCTTCCATCGGGATCAAGCTCCTTATGCGAGGCCGAAGGCCTGGCTGATGCCCCACGCAACTACCGCGACAAGGGCTGTGACTGCGGTGTAGGCGGCGTGGCCGAGCGGGCCGGGAATGGTGCTTACGCTGACCGGGACGAGCACAGCGAGCAGCAGCGTCCAGTTGTCGACCTTGCTGTCCTTCAGCCGCACGATCAGCACGAACGTCGCGATGCCGCCGAGCAGCCCGGTTACGGCTGCACCGGTCCATCTGGTCGTCACGTTCGCGGCAGCCTGGTTGGCCCAGTCGACGACCGAGCGGAGCCAAGCGCCGACCGGCGTGCCGAGCATTCCGGCCGCACCAGTCATGAGCAGCAGCACGGTCAGCCGTGGGGCGTGGTGGCCTGTGAACCACAGGCTGCCTGCGACGGCCAGGGCGACCAGGCCGATCAAGGCGGACACGGTGCCGTTCAGGTGCAGGCTGTTCAGGTCGGGTGCCGTGGCAGCGGCCAATTGGATCATGATCGTGCTCCTTCGGGGTGGGTCGCCTCGCGTACGCGTGCGCGCGGGTCACGTCCGCGCGCGCCGCCTGTGTGCGTTGGGGCGGCGAAATTGGCAGTCGGCCGTGCGAAATTTGCATGCGAATATGGGTCGGGGGCGAACCCGTCGAGTAGGGCGGTGAGCGCGCGCCACGCAGCCACCTGCTCGTTGGTGGGCAGCTTCCGGATGCGTGTCCGGACCCCCTGATAGGCGAGGTGGGACTGAGCAGACGGCGTGGTCGCCGCCGCCCTACGCTCAGCCCAGAATTCGGCTTGCCGCTGCGCACGCCGCTGTGCGCGCTCCTCACCGCGGGTCGGCTTGGTCATCGCCCCGCCTCCACTGCGGCCGACTGCTCGGCCGCGGTCCACCGGCGGATCAGCTTGCGGCCGTACCCGTCCTTCGTCCCGCCGACCCGGTCAAGGTCAGCACCGGTCGGGGTCCGTCCGGCGGCCCGTTCCCGGTCGTAGTGCTCGCGCATGGCCCGCTCCGCCCCGCCGCGGCCGGCCGGGACCAACTCGAGCCGGCGGCCGGGACTGGTCGGCGCCGGGTCCGGTACCGCATGGCGGGCTTCAGGGCGGGACTGCGGCCGGGACTGCGTGCGGGCCTCGGCCCGGGCCGTCGTCCGGGACCGGTCCGCGCTGACCAGTACCGCTGTGTGCACGACCGCGCCGAGCATCAGCGGCGGGACAGCCGCGACCGCGACGACGACCCAGGCCCGGGCCGAGGACGGGTCGACATGGTAGACGGCGTTGCCGGCCATCGACGCGGCGATCGCAGCGAGCGCGTTGGCCCTGGCCCAGTCTCGGGTGCCTTTGCTGGTGCCGGACCGCAGCCACACCCGGGTCGCGGTCGCCGCGTAGGCGTCCACCGCGATCGGGAACAGCCAGGCCAGGCGCAGCGGGCCGACCTCGCCGCGCACGCCGGCGAGCGCGGCCAGTCCCGCGAGGGCTGCGAACGACATGACCGCGGCCGCTGCGCCGACCACGAGTAGGCCGGTCGCGGTGGCCCGGTCACCGTTCCGGGACTGACCAGTTCCCCCGCTCGGGGATACCCTTGCGGGCACAGAGGTTTCCATACCGGCGACGGTAGGTAGCCGCTGGCGCGGGCGGGACTGACCAGGAGTGCCGCTTTAGTCGAGGAGACGTGACGCGGTGGCCGCATCCGGGCGTAAACCACTCACCGGGGGTGAGGCCCTGTCCGGACGGATCGCCGGAACGGTACTTCAAGCGATCCGGCAGGCCGCCGGACTCACCCAGCCGGACCTCGCCGAGCACGCCGCGACGGGCCTCACCACGGTGCAAGGCTGGGAGTCAGGACGCCGCCCGCTGATCAACGTCCGGCACGCGGAACTGGGCCGGCTCCGCAGGCTCCTCCAGACCAGCGGCGCCGACCCTAAGCTGCTGCGGCTGCTCGACCCCGCGCTCACCGCCGACACCATCCTCGCCGAGATCAGCACCCCCGACCCGGAGCTGCATCCGCTTGCGCTGCTCGTCCCGGATCGGACGCTCACCGAGTTGCTGGCGTGGCCGATCACCGGGACGCCGCCTCGGCAGCTCCGAGACACCCGCGCGCATCTACCGGTCGGCGCCGGCGTACGGGAGCATCTCGTCGCGCAGCTGCGTGAGCTCGCCGAACGCGCCCCCGCCTCGACGACGGCCGGGGCGATGCTGCGCCGGCAGGCCCAGTTCCTGATCGCCAGCCACCCCGGGTTCCGGGAATGGGCCACCGACGCGATCCGGGCAGACCTACGCCGCGCCAGCCTCGGCGACTGGTCCGTGCAGTGGCCAGTCGCCCGCTCGCACGCCGTCTCATCGGCGATCGCCGGCGACCTCGAACCTTTGCACCGCTTCGCCGACGAAGGCCTAGCCACCGAACAGGGAACCGCAGCGAACCTCACCTACTGGGCGTACTGGGTCGGTGAGATCAGCGGGCAATGGACCAACGACTCCGAGATGCTCCACGACCAGGCTTGGTCCGGTGAGACGCTGCTGCAGTCGCTCACCGAGGGCATCGTCCACGCGCCGTACCGGGAGCTGTGCGCGCACACCCTGTGGGCGTTGATCCGGGTCAAGCGTGGGCTCGTGGCCGGTCCGGGCGCGGCAGACAGGATCGGAACAGCGATCGACGCCGCTCTAGCTGACGGTATGGTCCCCGACGCGGCCCGCCGGAAGTTGGAGCAGGTCGACTACCTCGTGAGGAGCCGCTGATGGACGACGCCGCGATCATCGGGTTCGCCTACGAAGCCGGCTACCTGAAGCGGCTCCCCCGCGCGGGGTGGCTGCTCGGCGGTGTCCGTACGCCGGAGAGCGTCGCCGAGCATTCGTTCCGGGTCGGTGTGATCGCGTACGCGCTGGCCGTGCAGGAGGGCGCCAACCCGGACCGTGCCGCGGCTCTCGGCCTGTTCCATGACCTGCCCGAGACCCGGATCGGTGACGTTCCCTCCGTGGGCCGCGGCTACGTCACGACCACGAAGCCGCACTCGATCATCCTCGACCAGGTCGCTGGCCTACCCGACGAGCTGGCCTCGCACATCGTGGCGCTCGTCGACGAGCACGAGTCGGCGAAGACGGCGCAGGCGACCCTCGAGTCGCGGTGTTCGCGCGACGCGGACAAGCTCGACTGCCTGCTGCAGGCCCGGGAGTACGAAGCCGAGGGCTATCGGCAACTCGGGCCGTGGGTGTCGACGATGGTGTCCGCGGTGACGACCGAGACCGGTAAGCGGCTCGCGGTCGCGGCGCAGGAGATCCCGTCGAGCGTCTGGTGGGACCGCTTCGCCGCCTCCTACGGCATGACCCGGGAGGGGTAGACAGCATGGCTGCGAAACGCGTGACGCTGCGCCTGTACTGGCGCAAAACCAAGCAGGCCGAGACCGACACGAACATCGACCTGAACGACGAGACATACCTGCGGGAGAAGCTCGAGGAGATGGTGCTGGCGAAGCGCGGCACCCTGAAGCTGGATCTGTCGGAGTACTCGATGGTCGTCCACAAACCGGGTGGCGGAGCGATCCAGCGGCGGGTGTTGGTGCTGCCGTCGGGCGCGACGCAGGTCAAACGCTGAGCGAGAGTCCTCTGTCTTCTGTTTCCGGGCATGCAAAAACCCGCCCCGCTCAACCTGCCCGTGGGGAAACTGTCTCAGTACCGGACTGAGTCAGCTGCGGGTTGGAAGGTTGAGCGGGGCGTAGCTGTTGTTACGTCGCGCCTCACTTGATGTCGAACGGACCATCAAGACGTAGTGGCAGCACTTCGGGTGAGTCGCCGACCCAAGCCCACAGGTACTGCCCATCGGCAACAGCGGCGGCGGAGTCGATCAGTTTCTTGATCACCCGTGAAGCCCCTGTGCTACCAGGCTGATCCACGTCAGGTGAGATCGCGCTGGTGCGGTTGGGTGGGGTGTAGTAGCGCGCCACAGCCACGGTGATCGGGACGGCCGAGATGTCCTGGCCGCTGGTCTCGGTGATCGTGCCGCCCCGGTATTCCTTTTCTCCCAGGGAAACCCAGATGGTGTCGGCCACGTGTATCTCCCTCCCTAGTGCGCGATCGGAGTGGTAGCGAACCGGCGGCCGAGCGGCACGGCAGTGACGTTGATGTCGCGGGTGGTCTGCGCCGAGGTGATCGCCGAGCCGAACAGGTTGAGCGTGCCGGCGCCCATGCCAGCCCCGACGCCAGTCAGCGCCACGGCCAGGCTCAAGGCTGCCAACGCCGTATCGGGAGCCTTGGCGGCACCACTGGCGGCCAGGGCGAGGGTGGCACCCGAGGTCGCCGTATCGGTCGGCACCGCCTCCATGACCCCGGAGACCATGACCCCGGAGGCACCCTTGCCGAAGGCCGTGGTGGCGCCAGCGAGGGTCGGGATGATGTGCCCGAGCACCGGCTTGCCGTAGCTGGTGACCGCAGTCCAGGAAGGGGCGTCGGCGGTGTAGTCCATGCCGAGCAGATCCCAGTTGGCCTGGGTGGAGGCCAGGTTGGGCACGTCGGCTTGGTAGTAGTAGCCCCAGGTCTTGTATCCGCGAGCGTGGGCTGCGGCGGCGCCCGAGGTGTTGGTGTAGAAGGACTTGCTCACGATGCGGGCCGCGCCACCGGATGCGTCGAGCAAGTTGTAGAACGCGGTGGAGGACTGGTTGCCCTTGTTGTCGATGAACAGGACGCGGCTGGTCCCGTAGAGCGTCAGGAAGTCGCTCAGCAACATCATCGGGAAGTTGCCGACCGTGGTGCGCAGCGCCGAGAGCGTCGTCCAGCTCGTGGTGGGGATGTCGAGGTTGGTGCCGAACATGCGCCCGGTGGTCTGGTCGTGGGAGCCGACCCATTCACCGGTTGAGCATTGCCAGGTGCTGAACTCCAACGCCAACCCGGAATACCAGCCGGCAGCGTGGGCGTAGGCGTCGGCGGTTTCCTCCACCCAGTCGACTGACCCGCCTCGATGCGCGCAGTACATCGGGGTGGCCGCCATCCACAAGTCCAACGGCGTGGCTTGGCGTGCCGAGATGCTCAGCGAGGCTGAGGCCGCTGCTTCGGCACCCACGCCAGCGGACGCAACCACGGACAAGGCGCCGGCTGCGGTGGTGCCAGGGGGTTGTGCAGCGCCGGCCAGGTCGATCTCGGCAAGCGCGGCACCTGGCGCCTGAGCAACCGAGGAGCCGGTGAGGCTGATTGAGGCGGCGGCGCCGAAGATGGGGTTAAGGGCGAGGATGCCCATGACCGCAACCGAGGTCGAGATACCGGTCAGGGTGCGGCTGTAGCTACCGGCGGCCAGATCGGCGCCCGAGTCCTGGATGTATTGGGTGGTCGCGGATTGAACGAGCAGATTCTCTCGGACGGTGTCGCCTGCGGTGCCGGTGTAGGTCGAGTTGGACTTGTCCGAGGTGCACGAGACGATCCAGCGCGTGCCACTGGTGGTGATCGAGCTAGTAGCCCGCGCGGTGGTCGTGGTGGCCTGGGCGAGGTAGGCCGACTCGCCACTGACGACCGGCGTAGTCGTGTTGACGCCCGAGTAGGTCAGGATCGACCCGATGATGCCCAGGTTGTTGTTGGCGGCGGTGGTGAACGTGTAAGCAGTGCCGGGCTCACCGACTCCGACGACGCGGGAGTACTGGTTGAGGCGCACCGAAGGGCTACCGAGGTCGACCTGGCCGCCGATCAGCGTCCAGCCGGCCGGCGCGGTGATCGCGTTGTCGGCGCTGTTGGTGGCGCTGGTGGCGGTGATCGTCGCGATGGCCACGTCACCCACGGCAGCCGAGGCCGGCAGCGTGACCGTAACCCCGCTATTGCCGGAGACTGCCGAGTTGTGACCCTCGAAACCGAAGGCGAGACCGCTCATGGTCTCGCTCGGCTAGGTCGCGGACAGCGTGATCGACCCGGCGGCGAAGGTGATCGAAGCGGCCGTGACCGAGCTGGTGAGCGCGCCGCCGATCGCGTAGGTGCCTGCGCCGTAGGTGGCCGAGTTCCACGTGCCGAAGTGAGTGACGGGGACCGAGCCGGCCGTGGCGAAGGTCAGGGCCGTCGAGTTGGTCTTGGTGCCGGTGCCTGAGTTGGCTGCGTTCCATGAGCATGCCTGGCGGGCGTAGGAGCCGGTGTTGGCGTTCTCGTTGGCGCCGGTCGTGGACGGGCTGGATGTATGCAGGCTGACGTCGGGAATCACGTTGGTCGAGCCGGTGCCGTCCAGTCCGTTGAGTGCGGCAGCCTCGGCGGCTCCCGAAGCGAGTGGCATTACTCAGCCCTCCCGGGCTCGTAGATGAACGGGTTGTCGGCGTCGTGGTCGGGATGGCCCTCGGCCTCGTGGCGTAGTCCGATCTGGTGGGCGACCTCATCGGCGTGGGCCTGGTTCTCGACCTCGATGAAGTCGTCGGACACGTTGTAGGTGGTGCCATCGGCGAGCGTGATGTCGCCCTTGACCGGGCCGGTCAGCACGACCGGCTTGTCCGGGTCCGGCGGGTCCTGCCGGTAGTTGGCGACCCCATCGGGGCCCACGGTGCGGATCAGAGGCATGGGAATGCCGTCCTTATCTGGAGTTATGCAACTGGGTCAGTTGGACGCGGTCAGGCGGCTAGCGCGTGGTCGGTCTGGGTTGGGAGAAGCGACGCGCCTTCGGACCACGGCGCGGCGAGCGACGCGAGCGCCTTCAACAGGGCGGCGATCATCGTCGGGACCGCGACAGCGAGCGCCGCTTTCCAGTCGGCGTGCACCACGGAATGGGTCATCTGGTCAGCGGCGAGGACACCGAAGAACGACTGCAGCCCCGTCTTGACGGTGCGCCAGACGACGTCCCACAGGACGGGAAGCTTCGGGATCGAGAACGTCAAGATCGACGTGATCAGCGACAGAACCGCGGCGAACCCGGCGACGTCAGCGGCGAGGCCCCACTGCTGGTAGGAGACCAGCCCGACCGAGCCGGTCGCGAGGAGCAGCACCGTGAACTGCTGCACGAACGTCGACGAGGCGCGTTCGAGCGGGTCGAGCAGGTAGGCGTGGACGAGGTTGGACATGGAACCCTCCTGGGCGAAGCGGTTCAGGGGCTTGCAGGGCTGAGTGAGGCCGAAGGCGTTACGGGCCTGGCGGGGGTGAGGTGCAGACGATGACGGCCCCGCCGTCGAGTTGCGGCTGCGGAGTCGGGCTGTATCCGGCGGGGCAGTCCGGGCCGGCTGGCCCCGTCGGCCCGGTGTCGCCTTGCGGTCCGGTCGCGCCGTCAGTTCCGTTGGCGCCGTCCTTGCCGTCGGCCCCGGCCGGGCCTTGCGCGCCTTCCGGGCCGGTGACCGACGAACCCGACGGGCCGGGCGGCCCGGTGACAGATGAGCCGTCCGCACCGCGGACACCGGGCAAACCCTGCGGACCGGTATGGCCGGTGTCGCCCTTCGGGCCAGCAGGACCGGACGGACCGGCGGGCCCCTGGACGGCGGGCACGGTCACGGTCACGGTTGGCAGCGGTACCTGTGAGGACGGGGTCGGGACCGGAGGTAGGCCGTTCGCCCTCAGCCGGCCGTTGGCTTGACTGGCCTGGCCTTGCGCCTGCGCGGCCGCGATGCACGGGCCGCGTTTGTCCCCGGCCACGCACGGGTCGTTCGCGTTGTGCCGGGCCTCGGCCGCGTTGCGGTCCGACGTGGAGGACACCGACCACAAGGCGCCGGCCACGATCGCGACAGCGACAGCCAGCACCGCGAGACCGGCCCATATGGCTCGGTCCCGCCAGAACGGCTCCGTCGGCCCGGCGTGCTTCCCGCCGATCCGGTCCAGATCCTCATCCGGCAGCGACTCCGGGATCGGCGGAAACTCAGTCACCGGAGGCTCCGGGCAGCCGCGGCAACCGCTGCTGCTCGCATTCGTCCCACCGCTCGCGGAACATCTCGGCCCGATCCTCGGCCCGCGTCACCCGGGCTTGCAGCCGCTTCATCTCCGGGACGACGAACTGCTCCCGGTACACATCGACGGCTTCTGCGCCCGCGGCCCGGTTGTGTCTGCGCTGCGTCGCCTTCGACGGCTTCGCGCGCCGCGTCGTGCTCAACGCGACCAGCACCCCGCCGAGAGCGGTGAACAGCGCACCTACCGCGATCCACAAGCTTCCCGCGTTCACGTCGAGAGCAGCATCGGCTAGCCACACTGGTCACCCCTGCCCGCTCGTCGGTGCTCAATGGACGAGGATCAGATGCCGAGCTTCGCCTCGATCGCGGTCAGGCGGTTAGCGAACGAGTCCATGTTGTTGGGGTGCGTCTCGTTGCCCTTCGGATCCTTTTTCCCGTGCATCAGCACCACGATGTCGTCGTGCAGCGGGTCGGTGTGCGCCTTGATGACCGCGTCGAGATCAGTCTTGGTTGCCATGTCGAACCAGTCCTTCGTTGGTGTCGGAGCGATTGCCAGACCCCACGCTGCGCGTGAGTCCAGCGCTGGAACCCAACCGGATGGGCTGGGGTTACGGCCGTTGACCTGGGTCACACTGATGTGCAGGTGTCCGTAGTCGCCCGGGTCGTTGTGCGTGCCGGTGCCGAACCAGGTGGTGATCACGCCGTCTTTATGGACGTAGCCGTAAGGCCAGACCCGTGAGTCGTGGGCGGCGTATTTGGCTTGGATGAAGTTGAACAGGGCCTGCTGGATCGCCTGCGGCCCGCCGATGTCGATGGCGCGGACGTAGCGCTTCCCGTTGTGGGTGATGAACGGGTTGTGGTCCGAGCCGTACCCCTCGGTCTGGTGGCTGGAGTCGCCGATCTCGCCGAGGTTGACTGCATCCGGGTACTTCTGGGCGATCTCCGAACACAGCACCTGCAGGCACGGCGCGAGGATGATGCCGTTCCCGAAGTCGGTCGTGAAGGTATAGGTCATGCGAGTTTCCCCTTGCGTAGGAGGGAGATCAGCCGCCCACGACCGCGAATGACGCGTTCGAGATGCCAGGGCCGAAGGTGGCGTTGTTCGCGGTGCTGCTGGACACGCCGACTTGCAGGTTCCATGCGCCGCTCGCGCCTGGGATCCACGGGTAGCGGAAACCCGTGTCGACCGCGGCGGCGCCGGTGGAGCCGGTGATCGGCTGCTGCGCCTGAACAACGACGGGTGAGCCGATGACGACCGTGCCTTGCAGGGCGTGCACCCTGACGATCGTGGCCGTCGCACCGGCCGCTGAATACCGGCCGAACACCTCGATCCAATACTTCCGCCCGGCCGTCACCGTGACGGCCACGGCCAGCGAAGGATGCAGCACTTCGGTGACGCCCGAGGATGACGCCGTCGTCGCTGAGGTCACCGCAGCGAGGTCACCGCCGGGCAGCGGCTCCCAGTTGACGCCGGTGTAGAACTCCATCCGCTTGGTGTCCTGCTGGTAGGACTGCATGCCGCCGACCGGCGAGGGGATCGCGGTGGTGCGCGCGGCCGAGGTGGCGAACACCATGACCAGCTGCTTCTCCAACGCCTGCGCCAGGGTCTGCACATGCAGCGGCACGTTCGTGACGTCGGACAACTGCATGATCGGCAGACCCTGGACGGGTGTAGTGGTAGGCATAGCGCTCCTAGCCGATCTTGAAGGCGACGAACATGCGGCGGGAATCGGCCAGCACAAGCACCACGTCATTGACCGCGAGAGTCAGGGCGGCGCTGTAGTTGACGGTGAGCGTCGAGCCGTCGCCGAGGTTGATGCCGACCAAGTGAGAGGCCGGGGCGACCGAGACGGTCGCAGTGAGCATCCGCAGTCCCGCCCCGGCCGCTCGAGCGGCGACCTGAGCGATGGCTTCAGTGCGTTTCACGTGCCGGCCGTGTCGTCGAGCTGGTTGAGCAGCAGCCGGATCAGTGCGCTGCATTCGCGGGTGAGCAGTGCGACCTGCGGGATAGCCTGGGCGGCCGTCACGGGTGTTGGGAGCGCCAGATAGGTGGCGTTAGCGGCGAGCGCGATCTGGGCTCGCTGGCGCAGCGTGACGCCGTTCGCGGTGACAATCTGGGCGGCCGGCTGGCCGAGGATCATGGTGGCTTCAGTGGGTCGCAGTTCGCGCTGCTCGACGACCGCGCCGTACAGGTCGTGCCGCTCGTAGGTTGCGGCGTCGGTGTCGAAGATTTCGCGGACCGTGCCTCCGTCGTCGAAGAACGTCTGGTAGATCACTGGTTCGCCTCGTCCGGCTTGTTGGAGCGCGTGGTGCCGCTCATTGCCCCGTTCGCCAGGCTCAGGCTCAAGGTCTGGATCATGTGCAGTTCGACCTGCCCGGTGGGGTAGACGATCTGGATCACGTCACCGCCGTCGAGTGCAGGGTTGGGCACCGCGGCGAAGTTGACGGAGAACGCTGAGCCGACCGAGCGCGCGAGCACACCGTTGGCGGCAGTGGTGGCCTGGGCGGTATTGGTGATCAGGGCCGAGGTGTAGAAGCGGGGAACCTGCCCGAAGTTACCCAGCCAGTTGGTCGCCGAGTTGGGATCGAAGTCATAGGCGATGGCTTGGACTGGCGGGGTGCCATCGATCGGGTCCGAAGTGGCAACCACGGCGTTGTAGACGTTCTGACGATTCAACGTGCGCTGAGCCGAGACCATGACGCCCGCGGCACCCGCGTCGATCGTCCAGACCGGGCTGAGGGCGAGGGTGGGCACCGGGCGGATGAAGCAGGTGCCGCCCGGATCGAAGATCACCTCGGCGCCGATCGAGGTGGCCATGTCGCTGATGGCGCCCCAGCGGTCCTGCGTCCAGGACATGAGCGTGGCCAGGGTAGTGGCGGTGGTCTGGTTGGTGACCACCTGGCCCGGCAGTGCACCCACGATCAGGCGAGTGATCTCGGCAACGATGGTGTGGTTGGTGATCGACTGGAACGGGGCCAGGAACTGAGCCTCTTGGAGCTTCTTGACCCGGTCGGAGCACTGCAGCGTGATCAGCGACGAACCGGTGGACGGGCCGGCTTCGTCGATGCGTAGCCGCCCGACCGGGACCAGTTCCTGGCTGCGGTCTGGGTACTGCACGCCGAGGCTGAGCTGAATCTCGTTCCCGTACGGCGCGAGAGGATCGGTCGCGGCCCACGGCACCAGCGCTGAGCTGGCGATCGAGACGGTGGCCGTGCGCCGGACCGGTGAGCCAGCGTCCACATTCAGGGTGCCGTCGCTGACCGGCAGGCCGGCCGCGAGCAGCATGGCGCCGCTGTACAGGTCGGCCTTCACGACCGGTGTGTGGGACTGGCGCAGCGCCTGCAGGAACGCGCCGCTGACCGCCTGCACTTAGGGGCTGCCCGAATTGACGACGAGGTCGGAGTAGACGTGCCCCGAGGCGGCGAGCGTGCCGTAGTTCGCCCACGAAGCCAGCAGCACTGCGTAGGTGTTGTTCGAACCGCCCGAGGCCGCACCAGCCGGCGGGTCGACCTGATCGAACGGCAGGCTGTAATCCCGGTAGCCGTCGTTCATGTCCGGGCTCGGCTCGACCCCCACGTCGCCGATCGACATGTAGAGGTTGCCGAGGTTGCTGACCTTCGGCGCCTGCAGCAGCAGCGGCGCCCCGTCGGCGAGCATCAGCAGCAGCGTGCCCTCGACGGTGGTGTCGGGCACCATCACGGTCAGCGTCCCAGCCAGGCCAGCGCGGGCCATCGACAGCACCACCGGGCGGGACCGGCCCACCACGGTGAGGACTTCCCGCCGCGCTGCTCGCACCTGCTGCTCGATCCCGGGGGCCGCCCCGGGGATCTTCATGTTCAGCGCCGGCTTACCCGGATGCTTCAGCCACAGCAGCCCATACGGGGTGTCGGTCACCGCGGCGGACGCGGTCAGCGTGGCGCCCGTGTTGGACACGGCGGTGTAGCTGGCGGTGACCCCGACCGGTGCCTCGTAGTCGAAGTCCGTCCACGCCGCCGCCACTAGCGTGGCCGGGTTGCCTGAGCGGACCGGGTTGATCGACCCGTCCGGATCGGTGCGCGTGACGGTCGCCGAGGTCATGCCGGTCCAGTTCAGCGACAGTTGGACGCGGCCGTTGACCGGGTCGTTGGCGGCGGTGAAGGTGGCGACCATTTACGGGACCCGCCCGGCGAGCAGCGAGCGGGTCTCGGCCTGGCTGTGGTGTTCGATCCGAACATCGGCGCGGTGGTCGATCACGTCACCGTCGAGCATCGCCGTCACATACACGACGGGCACCTGGCCGCTGGCCCCGATGCTGGGCACCGAGGCGCGGGGAAGCGACGCCGCGGCGAGCGAGGTGGCGGCACGCCGGACTGTCGGCTCATGCGACGCGATCCCGTTCGCCAAGCCGAGCCCGAAATAGGCGCCTAGGTCGTGCCCGACCTGCGACGGCGAATGGATCTTCAGCGACTTCTTGATCTGGTTGACCATCACGTCGGCCAGTCGCTTCATCTGAGCGTCGAGCGATTTCTCCTGCGACTTCAAACCCGCGACGAGGCCCTTCGCGGCGTTCACCCCAGCCCCGTACAGCGAGTTAGCGGTCGCCTTACCGGCCGAGGTGCCCGCCGCGCCGAGCTGGCTGTACAGGGTGTCGAACTGACGGATCTGCGCTGCGGACGCACCGGCCAGCGCGGACAGGTTCGTCCCCGCCTGGTCCGGGCCGGCCTCGGCGAGCTGCTGCAGCACCGTCTTGGACAGGCCCTTCTTGCCGAGCGCCTTCAGGTTGGAGCTGAACTTCGCTGACTGGTCGACCCGGAACTTCAACGACGCCAGGATCGAGTCGGGACTGGACGCACCACCGGATTGCTGCCCGGCGGTCGTGATGTCGAAACTGCCCAGCACCGCGGAGCGGACCGTGCGGATCTCGTCGTTGTACTGCCCCTGCACCGCCGCCAACTTGCTGTTGGCCGCCTTCAGCTTGTTCGCGACGACAGCGCGCCGCGCCGACTCCGACACCAGTTGGCTGTTCTCCCGGGCGATCGTGTTGACCAGGCTGGCGGAGCCGGCGCCCTTCAACGTCGCGGTCCGCACGTCGGCGAGCAGCGTCCGCGTCGCCGCCGCGAGTGAGCTCGTGGATCCGGTGATGGCCTGGATCAGCCGAGCGAAATCCGTGTTGTCGATCTTGAAGCGGATGTTCGCGCGCTGCGCGGCGAGCGACTTCTGCTGCGCCGCGGTCGTACCCGACGCGAACCCCGGAATGGACTGCCCCGTCGGACCGCCGGGCAGCATCTTCCGCGCGTCGCGGTTGGAGTAGATGTCGAGTTTCGCGCCGACCTTGTGCGCGAGTTCCCACGTGTTCGGGTTGCCCTCACCGAGGGTGAACCAGCCCTCCGGCGCGTGCCCGCCCGCAGCACCGCCGGGGATACGTGAGTCGCGGCCCTGCGCGCGTGCGGTCGGCAGGATCACGTTCTTCACGTAGGTGGTGATGTCGATCGTGTGGTCCTTGAGCGCGGCCAGGTTCTCCTGGATCTTCGTGATCTGCGTCGACGCGGAGTCCTTGACCGAGATCGTCGGGTGCACCTTCGTGCCCGCGATCGCCAGCATGATCCCCCGGATCGACTGCAAGACGCTCAGGACCGGGTTGGCGCCTTCCTGCTCGATCTTCGTTTTCACGTCCGCCGGGACTCCGAGGTATTCCTTGGCGAGGTTGTGCGCGGCGGTCTTGTTAAGCCCGAGCTTCGTCAGCTGATCCTCGAGCTGCGGCCCGGTGCGGGACACGTATTGGTTGTAGGCGTCGGCGCCGGCGACGACACCGCCCTTGGTGGCGACCTCATGCTGGAACGTGGCTTGCGCGGCGGCGATCTGCGCGTCCTGAATCGACTGCAGACCGTGGATCAGCGGCGCGGCGGCAGCGTTATTGTAGTTGATCACACCGGTCTTCAGGTTCACGATCGAAGCCAGATAGGCCTTCGTCGATTCGCCGTTCTTCCCCACAGCAGCCGCAGCGGACTTGATGTCCTCGCCGAACGTCTTCTGCGCGACCGCCGCCTGGTTCAACGTGCCGGCGTAGCCGAGGGCATCCCCGGAGGCTTGCCGCAGGGTGGCGCCGATCAGCGCGGCCCGGTCCGCGCTGGAGCCCGCGGACTGGGCGAACTGCTGCTCAGTGGCCAGGAACGCCGTCCCGCCCGCGTCAGCGTTGTTGTACGCCTTTGCGACGAGATCCACAGCGTTGGCGTAACCCAGAGCTGACCCGACGCCGTTGCCCTTCAGTTCGTCCTGGGTGATGCCGAGCGCCGTCGCGTACTGCTGCACCTGCGCAGTGGTGATCCCGAACGTCTTCGCCAACTGCGCCTGCGTGCCCTGCAGTTGGTAGTTCTGCGCGATCTCGACCTTCTGCCGATCAGCCTTCAGCTGATCAGCGTCGGTCTGCTTCTTCCGGGCGTCCTGCGCGGCCTGCAACGACGTGACCGTCAGCCCGAGCGAGTCCGCCTGCTTCGCGAGCAGCGGGTTCTGCTGCGCGAGAGCCTTGTTGTTCGCGGTCGTCGCGTCCGTGTAGTCCTTCTGCTGCTTCTGCGCCGCGAGGAACGCCTGCCGCTGCTCATACAGCACCGTGGTTTGTGTCTGCCCGACCGCGCCGCCCTTAGCCAACGCGACAGTCAGCTCCGAGTAGGCCTTCCCGCCGTGCTCGACCGCGTTCACCCACAGGTCGGTGGAGATCCCCAACTTCTGCAGGGTGGACAGCGACGCCGAGCTGGTCGCCTGCTGCAGCACCGCGTCCGTGGTTGCGGCTGTGACCGCCCCGTGGGTGTCCTGCAGCGTCTTCAGGTAGGCCTGGGTGGCTTGGTTCACGTACTGCTGCTTCGCGGCGTTGTCGGCCATGATCTGCGTCAGCCCGAACATCGCACCGGTGAAGATGACCGCCGCGCCGCCGGCAAGCCCGAGCCCGGCGGCGAGACCGGTCCCACCGGCGCCGAGGCCCTTCGCGGTCGTGGACACCGCCGCTAGGTTCTTCGCCACCGAGGACAGCACCGACAGGCCGGTCGACGCGATCCGCAGCGAGATGAACGCGGTCGCGAGAGCCGTGATCACCCCCGGCGGGAGGGCGTTGATCACGTCGGCGAACGTCTTCAGCACCGTTAGCGACACCCCGCCGAGCGGCCCGACAGACGCAGCGATGTGGGCGATGGCTGACCCGACAGAGTCGAGGGTCGCGATCGCCTCGGGGAGGTTCTGCTGCACGAACGCCTGGAACTTCCCGAGCCCGCCGCCGTTCGCGTACCGGTCGAACGACGCCGCCCCATGATCGGCGAGGACCGCGAGTTGCGAGAACAGCGGGTTCAGCGCGTGGAACCCGCCGATCAACCCACCGAGCACATGCCCGCCGATGTCGCCGCCGATCGCGGCGAAATCATGCACCTCGGGGTTCAGCAGCTTCAGCTGGGTCTGCGACCGGGCCACGGCGGCGTTGAACGGGCCGAGGAACCCTGACGCGGCGGACTTCTCCAGCCCGGCCAGGCTGAATTTCAACGCTGTGATGTCGGCGGCATACTGCTGCCCCACCGGGGTGCCGGCAGCCATCTCCTTCTTGATCCCGAGGACGGCGAGGGCACCGGACGCGCCGAGCAGACCGAACGCGCCCGCGCCAGCCAGAGCTACCGCAGTGAACGGCACCAAGGAAGGCCCGAGCGTCGACAGGGTCAGCGCGAGTAGATGCGCGTCATGCTGCTGCTTGAGGAACCCGTCCTTCGCGCCGACGTCGTCGACAGCCTTCCCGAACTCGGTGACCGCACTCCAGTCGCTTCTGCCGATGACCTTGGTGACGGGACCCCATATGTCCGCGATCGCTGGCGCAGCCTTATGCGCGTCGGCCTCCAGAAGGCCGAGCTCGGCGCGCAACTTCACCAGTTGGGCCTGCGCCGCATCGGCATTGATACGCAGCCGCACATCAGGTGACTCGCGGGAAATCGCTTCTAGCTTCGCCTGGAAGCCCTTCAACGTCGCCAGAGCAGCCGTGTCGGACAGGTTGAGCAGAACCCTCTTATCGGTCAACCGAGCCAGGTTCGCCCGAAGCTGCGCTAGTTGGCGTTGCGCTGGAGTCGAGTCGGCATCGATCGTCGCCTTCGGGAGGGCTTTAAGTGCCGCCTCCATACGGGACCGCAGCCGCCTCGAAAACTCGTCGCCGGCGTTGTCTCCCTGCCGGCCGAGACCGGCCGAAACCTGCCGGCCAACCTGATCCCCAGCCTGCCGGCCCTCAGCCTGGGTCTGCGCCTTGAACTTCGTCCAGAACGCACGCGCGTCCGGAACGACATCGACGGAGACAGAGCCGATTGACGCGGTCATCGGTCCCCTTCCGTCGTGGTCTTCCACTTCTCGGCGAGCCTCGCGAGACGCTGATCGTGTTTGCGTGTTTCGCCGGGGCGTGGGAGTGGTTTCGGTTTCGGTGCTCGGGCGTTGCCGCCGCGCTGCCAGTTCGCGGCCTGCAAGACGTCGACGATCAACGCCAGTAGGTGTTCCTGGTCGCCCCACGCGGACGCGTCCGGATCGGGGTCAAGCGCCCGCATCAGCGCTGAGCCCGGGGGGAGGTGGCGGAGGATCACGTCCAGGCGCCGCCACGACAACTCGCCCCGCCACACATCCAGCAGGTCAACCGGCGACGGAAGGGTCAGCAGGTCGTACTCGATTTCCTCGTGGTACTCACGTACGAGTGCCGCGAGGGTCAGGAGTTTCCCGAGCCCCGGGCGGCGGCGTAGGCGTCCATGAACTCGGTGATGACTTTCTCGCCGTTCTCCATCGCGTGCCGCGCTAGCAGCATCTGGTACTGCGCGGGGCCGAGCAGCGACGCGACGATGTCGGTGTCGCCGCCGCGCTGCATCGCGTTGCGGAATATCAACGTCTGCGTCGCGTCCGGGCCGATCTCGTAGTCGAACCCGCCGTAAGGGACGGTGAAACCACCCTTGTCCTCGGTGGCTTCAGCGACCGCGGCATCAGTCGGGGTCTTCGGGGGCGTCGTCTTCCGGGGCGTGGCCTTACGGGGCTGTGCAGGCATGCGTGGAGTGCCTCTCTACGGGGTGGGTGCGTGGATTCAGGGAGTTGGAGCGGCGGGGCAGGCTCCACGCGCCCACCCCGCCGCCGTCGTAGTTAGACGAACAGGCCAGAGCCGCGGGCCGGGTCGTCGTTCAGGTTGTAGAAGGCGTTCCCCAACGCATCCGGGTACGGAGTGCAGGTGAACTCGAACCCGGTGATGTCCGTACCGGCGAGGGTCACGTCGCCGGTCTGCACGGCTTCCGCGTTCGGCAGCAGGATCCGCTCGTGCACGGGCAGGTCGACCGCGTCGATGACGAACTGCCGCAGATTCCGGCCCACGAACGGCGGGACGGCCAGGGTGTTGGTGCCGTTCACGCCGGGGGTGCCCGTCGCGACCGACGCGGCCGGTGTGGTGCCGCCGGTGAACGCCGTCGTGACCGTCATCTGCCCGATGTTCCCCAGCGACACCGGGAAGGTGCAGACGTAGGAGCTGCCCGCCGTGCCCGTCACGGTCACGGTGCCGCCGACGAGCGTGGTGAGCGCGGCCGCCACCGCCGCCGTGGTCGGCAACGACGCGCCAGCAGTGAGCGCAGGCGTCGACCCGAACCCCGGCACGCTCAGGGTGAACGTGCCACCCGTCGGCGAGCCGGTGATCGTGACCGTCTGCACCTCCGCCGTCCCACCGATCGTGACCGGGGTGGACGTCGGGAACCGGAGCCCCTGCACCACGGCGTTGTTCTCGATCGCGATGAACTTGAACGGGTGCTCCCACTGCGAGCGCAGCGTCCGGACGACGCCGCCGCCCTGCCACGCGTACTTCTTCGTCTCGTTGTAGGACTGGGTTTCCGTCATGCCCGTCTCGTCGATGAACCCGACGTCATAGAACCCCGCGGCGACCGCCTGCGGGTACGGCAGCGTCGGCGGCGCCACCCCCAACGCTGCGGTGTAGATGCGCTGCAGGATGTCTCCGTAGGCGCGGATGTTGTTGGTGTTGATTGCCATCGTCGTTGCTCCTTCACCAAAGGGCGGTGGGGTTGGGAGCCGACGGCAGCGTGGATGCCGAGGGCGTGGGTTGGAGCCCCAACCGGAGACCGGAGGAGCCGAAATGTGTTGCGGTTACGCGGGTTCCAGATCCTTCAAATAGACCTGGTGGATCGCGCCGTAACGGCGCACGTTCGGGTTGTCGTACGGGCGCCAAGACGGAACCGAGGGGCGGACGTGGGTGACGACGGACCCGCTGATCTGGCCGCGCATCCGATACGTCAGCGCGTCGCTCACGTCCCCGGCGAGGTCACGCGCGGCGTCCCTCGTGGCGGCGTAGCACTCGACGTCCACAGTCGGCCGGGCCAGCACCAACTTCCGCGGCCCCCCGAGGCCCCGCACCTTGATCAGCGGCAGGTTCGCTTCAAGATCCGCTGGGATCTCCGTGACGACCCGGGCACCGGGGAACTCGGCGTCGAGGAAGTCACGGGTGACCTTCTCTTCGCTGATCATGAGCCGGCCGCCGCCTGCATCGCGTTCCAGATCGTGTGATGCGCCGGGGTGTTGCTGTTGCCGAACTCGACCGCGGCCGCGACGGAGAAGCCGTCCGGGGTGGTGTCGTCGTTCTCCAGGCGGCCGTAGGCGCGGTCGTGGTGGATTCCGCCGTGCGTGCCGCTGGAGACGGAGAACCGTTCGTTGTAGTGCTGCCCGTCCGGGTCAGCCGGGTCGAACGGGGCGGTCGCCTGAGCGATGCCCTTACCACGCTCGGCGATTGACGCCATGTGCGCTTCCATCCAGGCAGAGTTCAGGACGTGCTCCCCGAACGCGGCGTAGTCGAGGTGGTACCGGACCGCCATGGCTCACCCCGTCACTCTCTTCAGCGGCACCACGACACCGGCGTTCCAGCCGGTGAAGGGCGAGTTCCACACGTTCGCGACCCCGTCGACCTCGTACCGCAAACCCCGGACCATGACAGCGTCCACGGATCCGACGACCGTGCCGGCGGGGAGGAGCACCTGCGGTTGCGAGGAGACTTGATCCATGCCGCCCGTGCGCTCGAACCCGATCGCCGGATCGAACGCACCGACCACCTCCGACGTCGTTTCGCCGTAGACGTCGTTGCCGTCGACGTCCTCGCCGGTGACGCCGCGGCGGATGAGAGTGATCGTCTCCCCGTGGGGGAAGTTCACTCGACACCGGTTCCGGGTGCGATGTCCTCGACGATGAACGGCTTGCCGAGGCCGGACTGCCCGATGCTGCGGTAGGCGGGGACCAGGATCTTCGGCCTGGGCACCCGGTACCGGAACGACGACGCCACCGCAGCTGGCACAGCCGGCCGCAGCTGGTCAATGTCCGACTCGGTCACCTGGATAGCGCCGCGCACGTCGGACCCGGTCTTGTCGTACCGGTTCACATACGTACCGGAGCGGCTGAACGGCCCCGCCGCCTCACTGGAGGACGCGAAGCCGTCCTGGTTGACCAGGAACCGTTTCACGATCTGAGCGACCACGTCAGCCACCACGGACGGGTCGAGCGCTGTCGGCGCTGCCGGGGTCGTCGCGAACAGAGCGATCCGCTCATCCAGGTTGAACGGGCAGACGTGGACCAGTTTCGCCGCTGCCTTCTCGATCAGGCTCGCCACCCGCTGTTCGTCTGCGGCGGTGTAGGACGACCAAAGGTCAGCGACGTCGCTCGCGTCCGCGAAGGGGTAGTAGCTGGTCATTGGCCGTCCTCCCATTCGGTCAGTCGACGGATTTACCGGCGTCGACGATGGCCTTGATGATCGGGTCGCGGGCGAACGGGACGCCGCTGATGTCCACCTCGATCGCGGCGGCGTAGGCGGCCCACGCCTCCTTGTTCGATCCCTTCCCGACCATCGGCGGCGGGGAGCCGTCCGGCGGTTGGTCGCCACTGTCGTCGGCTGGTTTCTCACCGTCGGCCGGGTAGGGATGTTCGCCGTCCTCGAAGCAGTGGGCGCCCATCTGCTTGGCCGCCCACTCCGGCACGTCATCGCCGGGGCTGAAGACGTTCTTCCCCCCCGGCGGGTAGTCGTGCACGTGAACCGTGCTGATCAGCGCGCCCACGGCTACGCCACCGTCGCGACGAGCAGCGCACGCGGGTTGACGAGCGCCGGGATCCCGACGGCGTCAACGAACGTGTACGACCGGAAGGGTGGGCCGTCCTTGATGACGACCCCGACGATGCCGGGGGCGTTCTCGAAGGACAGATCCACCTCGGCGGAGCTGACCAACTCCAGAGCGGTCGCCGACACACCCCACGCGGTGTACCCGAGGTTGTTCATCGGGTCCGGCGGGACCATCACCAGCTTGTTGTCGGGGAACGTCCGGGTGAACGTGCCGTCGACGTCGACCTGCGAGTCGTAGGGCGGCAGCAGCGTCGGCAGGCCGAAGTCGGACAGGACGCTGTTCAGCTGCGACGGAGACACCCGTGACGGCGCGCCGACGAGGCTGGAGAACATGTTCCGGATCGACACGTTGTTCAGCAGGTAGTTCATGATCCGCAGCGACGGCTGCATCTGAGCGGGCCGGAACCCGTTCAGCAGCGTCGTCGCGTAGGCCTGCACCCACGTGATCAGGTCGCTGATCGGCAGCGAGTTCGTGGTGTCCGACCACAGCGTGCCGGCCGTGACCGAGTTCCCCGCCGGCAGACCGAAGTCGGCCTCCAGCAGACCCTCCGAGGTGAGCATCGTGAACTTGCCGTCGTTGAGGACGTCGCCTCGGGCCAGTTCCATGCGCCGCTGGACGTTCTGCGTGAGGTCGGTCGCGTCGTTGTAGATCGCGTCGACGAACGCGGCCTGGTTCGTGCCGCCGGTGCGGGCGTACTCCAGCTGGAGCCGCTCGAGCTCACCCATGCCGAGGCTGTCGGACAGGGGCGGCAGCTTCACGACGCTGGTCGACGCGGTGTCTCGCTGCGCGACGTGCAATGGACCGTCGAACATCCGGAACCGGGCGGTGCGGCCCGTCTTGGTGATGTTGCCGAAGTCGATCCGGTTGGAGTTGACCAGCTTGTCGGGCAGCAGCTGGTTCAGGGTCAAACTGTTGGGCAGCGGCACCTCCCGCACGAAGACCGTCAGGTCATCGGGCAGGACCGGGCCGTCGAAGACGATAGCCATGATGCATGTGTCCTTTCAGGCCGGTCAGGCGGCGAAGTAGATGAGGGGAAGCGCGGTCTTGGCGGCCGCGTCGATGTACCCGCCGGCGGGGGCGGTCGTCGGCGTGAACGGCAGCTTCGACTGCGAGACGACGCCGTGGACGCGGTACGCGCACCCGACCTTCGCCTTCACCGCGCCGTTGATTTGCAGCACCTGCACGGACGCCTTGAGGATCCCCACCGCGGTCTGCGTGCCGTCGGAGGCTGCGGCGCCGCCGGCGGTCACCGTCGCGACGGTGACCGTGCCGGTGCCGCCGGTCGGGGTGGCGGTCATCTGCGCGACGTTCGTCTCGGCGAGAGTGCCGACGAACGACACCGTGTAGGGGCCGCCGTTCGCGCCGGTCACCGTGACGTTCCCGGCGCCGATGTTGGACAGCGCGGCCAGCGCCGTCTGGACCTGCGCTGCGGTCGCGGCCGCGGCGAGCGAGCCAGTCGTCTGCCCGGAGTAGGTCAGGGTGAACGACGTCAGACCTGAGCCGCCTTCGGTGACGGACTGGACCTCGTTGCTGAGCCCCGAGTACGGGGCGAGCAGCCCGCTCGCGGTGATCAGCCCGAGGGCGGTGCCGGACGGGATGTACCCGTTCGGGTAGTGCTGAGCCTGGGTGAACGCAGCGACCGACAGGGTGCCCTGCTGGTCGAACCCGCCGTGGGGCGGGGTGAGGTCCCAGGCGAGGTTCTCCGCCTGGAATGGCTGCGTGAAGACTGAGATGTCGGTCATGGCCGACGTCCTTTCCGTCGTTGAGTTGGGAGTCGGCCCGAAGCGTCAGGACCCGGTCTTTTTTCCGAACCGCTTCTCGGCTGCAGCCCGGCCCGCTTCACCGGGCTTGGGCTGCGCCTGCTGCTGGTTCCCCTGCCCCAAGTTGCGGGGCGGTGCCGTCTTACCGTTGCCGCCGCCCGCCGGGGCGAATGCGGCGACCTTCTTCTCGACCTTCTCCTCGTCCACGTCACCTTTCGGGGTGAGGTATTTGGACAGGTCGAGGTCCTCTAGCAGCGCGGTCAGCTGATCCGCGCTGAGCACACCTTTCGCGGCGGCCTTGAACTCCGAGCGGACGACCCGCGGAGCCCACTCGCCGGTGACTTTGCCCTGCTCCTCGTCGCGGGCGGCCTTCACGGCTTTCTCGCCATCGGAGGCGAGCTGGGCCTCGAGCGCGTCGTGCTTGGCGGCCTTCGCCTTGACGTCGTCGTAGTCGGCGAATTTCGCCCGTTCGCGGGCGAGTCGGGACTCGACGATCTTGTCGAGGTCGGCTTGGCTGCCGGGCGGTGTGTAGGCCGCGGCCGCGTCGGCTGCGGCTTTGGCTGCAGCGTCAGATGCGGCCTTCGCCGCGGCTGCCTGAGCGGCTGCGTCCGAGCTTTCCTCACCCCCGAGGATCGGCCACACCGGGCGGCCTTTGACGATCCCGACCGCACGCAGTCCGGTGCGGGGGTGGGTGGGCAGGGTGCAGTGCAGTACGTGATGCATGTGGTGTCTCTCCCGTGAGCCCGTCGGCGTAGATCCCGGCCTTGGACGCGGCCGTAGCGTTCCGTGCAACCCGCCTATGCGGCGGTGGTCAGGTCGACAGCGAGCTGCTGCCGCAGGTCGGCGATCCGCGCGTCGAGCGCGTCGGCGTACCGGCTCCACTTCTTCGGGTCAGCCCCGGCGAGCGCGTGCGCCTTGTCTTGGGCGCTCAGTTCGCCAGCAAGGATCCGTTCGATGTCTTGCCGGGTCCGCTCCAGGCTCTTCGGTTCCGGCCGCTTGGTGGCCCGCTCAGCCTGTTTCGCGGTGCGGAACTTCCCGTCGGTCAGCACAGGTCCCAACTCACCATGCTCGTCGATCTTGTACCGGCTGCGTTTCAGGTCCACGGCGCCGGTTGAGCCGGCCCGGTTGTAGAGGGTCTTCAGGTCGAGGTTGTTCAGCCCCGACCCGGGATCGAGGCTGCCGACGATCGGGAGGACGGTGCATTCGCAGCGTCCGTGGATCGCCTTCAGATCCTCCACCTGGTAGATCCGGTCTGACGCGGCGATGCACAGCCCGCACGTGCCGCCCTTGGACAGTTCGGGGTGGATCACCCGCCGGTACCCGCGGATGTCGCGCCGGTCCTGATGCTCGGTCAGCACCTGGTGGGTTTGGGCCCGATCCGCGAGCTGCATGTCCATGTCGGCGACCGCGGTGACCCGGTTGACCGCCGCCTCACGAGGAACGATCAGAGCGTCCGGGTTCAGCGGCGCCCCGTCGACCAGGGCCGTGCCCCCGTCGACCAACGCCGTGGCGAGGCTGCGGGCGAACGCGTCGAGTTGGGCCTGCTGCCACCGGTACGTGTCCGCCGCCCGCCCGTAGGCGCCGGCGTGGGTGACGCCGGTGCGGAGGTCCGCGACGTTCACCCGCCCGATCGGGCGGATCCGGCCGCCGACCATCAGCGACAGCGCCCGGGCGAGGTACGCGTCGGTGGATTGGGCCTGGGCCCGCTGCAACGCCTGCAGCCGTTTCGCGAGGTCGGTGGCCCATTCGGTGATGCGGCCGTGGTCATACCAGGCGGTGAATGACCGTGCTGCCTGCCCGGCGAGTGCCTTGGCCTGCGCGGTGAGGGCCGCCCGGGCGGCGGCCTGCGCCGCGACCAGCGTCGCTATCTGCGCCGCTGCCTGCTCATCCGCCTGGGTTGGCATTCGCGTTCACGCTCGCTAGGCCGTACTGCTGGTCGAGGATGAAGTCGTCGGTCAGCTCCGACATGGCCCGGTCGGCCTGCGCCGGGTCCATACCCCAAATCTCGGTGAGCTGCTGGTAGCGGGGGATGACACCCTTGGTTTGCGCGATCGCGCTGGCCCGCTCGGTCATGGAATACCGCTCGGCCGGCGCCCACATCATCTCGATCGTCCCCGGCTGGGACCGTTCGACGTCGCCGAGGGTCTTGAAGATCAGTTCGGAGGCGAGGTCGTGGGCCGGCTCGAACCGGTCCTGCCGGGATTCGACCTTGAACGTGGTCTGCTCCCGCTGCAGCGACGCCGCCTCAGCGGACGCGTTCGGGGCGTCCGGAGCGGCCAGGTACGCCGGCGTGCCGGACGTGCCGTAGAGGTCTTTCACGTCGTCGCGGATCGCCATCAGGATGCTGGACATGTCGACCTGACCCGACTCCCAGATCTCCACCGACGCCGGGATGTTCCACACCGCTCCCGGGTCGGCGACGAAGATCTGGTCGTAGTCGATGACTTCGCCGGTGTCGGGGTCGGTCTTCGGGAGGCCTTTGAACGCCCGCTGCTTGAACGCCTGGATCGTGGCGATCGTCATCCGCTGCAGGATCTGCTGGTTTATCCGGTCGATCTGGGAGATGAACGGCTCGAACTCCGACTTGCCGTCCTCGTTGACGAACGGCACCACCGGCACCAGGCCGTCGATGTTGCCTTCGCCGTCGGTCTCGGCGAGCCACTCGATCGGACCCGACGCGCCCTGGTGGATCACGTCGCCGAGGGAGCTGAGGATGTTCACGTCCCACGTGTAGGCGGCGGGGTTGAACCTCACGTCCGACGACCCTGGGGCCCGTTTCCGGGGCTTCTTCGCGACCATCAGCCGACCCGGCAGATACAGGTAGGCGACGTCGGCCTGCTCCACGTCGTCGTGGAACAGCTTCAACGCGGCCAGCACCTTGTACGGGTTCGCCGGGTCGGTGATCGCTGTGACGAGCCGCGGGTCCTCAGCGGTGACGAGGAGGTTCCCGTCGTCGTCTTTCCCTACGATCAGATACGCCAGCGACATCGCGAGGGCCATCTTGTGGACATCGAGCGTGAACAGCTTCCCCCGCGCGCGGCGCCACGTCGTGAACGCGTCAGCGTCGCCGCCCTCATCGGAGTCGACGGCGGTCCGGATGCCGCGGATCCGCAGTCGCGACAGCACCGCGTTGACGATGACCCGCTCGAAGTTCGTCCGAGATTTCTCCACGAACCACTTCACCGCGGACCGCTGAATGTCGGAGACGAACGGCAGCGGCGAGTTCCCCTCGAACCGTGACTGCAACTCCTGGCAACGTCTCTGCTGCACACGCAGCTGCGTGTACAGCCGGTCCAGCCACCACGCGTCGGAGTAGGGGACGTCGGTGCCTTCGATCGCCATGCGGCCCTCCTACCTGATTCTGTATGGCACGAACTCGGCCAGCTTGCGGGGCTTCGCGTCCGTGCGGATCGCCTCGAGCCGCGCCTGCCAGGACAGGCAGCCGGCCATCGCGTTGTCGAACTTGCGGTCCTGGTGGATCTTCTGCAGGACGAACAGCCGACGGCCTTTGTCTTTATCGGCGTCGTCGTAGATCTCGACGTTCTTCCGTCCCGCTGCGGCGATGTGCCGGTCGAACGCCGCGTCGAGATCCAGAACCTCACCGCGCTGGTCTGCGCGGACGACGTGGGTGACGCTGCGGGTGTCCATCGCCTCGTGGTACTCGCGGACCGCGATCGCCATGGCCCGGAGCCGGTTCGTCCACCACTCCTCGAACTGATCCGGCCACCGGGCGGACCATGACCCGAACGTCTCCGTCCAGTGCGGCGGGTCACCGAAGCACACCCACATGTCGAACGTTTGGGTGATCTGCTCGAACGCCGCGGTGACCTCAGCCTCGTCGATCTCCCACACGTCGACGTCGACCGGCCGCTCCCATGTCGCCCACAGCTGCTGCTTCCCGGTCGGGATGTCGGTGAGCACGATCCCAGTGGAGTCACGGAACCGGGCGCCGTCGAACCCGGCGGTGACGAACGACCCCGGGGCGATCGGCTCGGCAACGGCCAGCTCGGCCCACCGTTTCACGTCGAACGCCTGCGCACCCGACCGCAGCCACCGGTTCAGCCACACCCGCTCGAGGTAGTTCTTGTCGGCCTTCGGGCGGTCCCACTGCTTCGCGATCGAATAGAACTGGCCCGGGCCGTACTCGCCGGCCGCCCCGGTCGCTTCCTTCACCGCCGCGACCCGGCCTTCGATGCTCACCAGGTCATGCCCGGGGGAGGCGTCACGGTGGAGGTAGAACAGCTGCGGGTCGTCGATCTCACCGCGGTGGATCAGCTCCGCCTCGTGATGCAAACCCTCCGCGACGCTGTCCTGCCCCGGTTCCCCCGCGGTGCCGACATACATGCCCCACGGGTCTTCCAGGACCCGCTTCTCCAGGTTCGCGACCATCGTCTCGTGCGCGCTGACCTGCCGAGGCAGATACAGGCGGTGCGGCTCGTCGAACCCCTGGAACGTGGTCCGGGCGCCGTCCCGCGCGCCGGGCGAGTTCGACAGCGGCACACACTTCCCGTCCGCCGCCCCCGTCGGGCCGAGCCGCACGATCCGATCCAACGTCGCATCGAACAGGTCAGCGTCCGGGCCCTCCGTGCAGAACACGTACAGCGCGCCGTAGGCGAGCTCCTCGACCTGCTCCACCGTGACCGCGAGCAACGGAATGTACGGGTCCCGCACCGGCCGGCCGACCGGGTTACCCGACGAGTCGAACCCGTCGCACCGCACCGGGGCGTCCGGATGCAGCTCGGCGAACGCGACCTGCCCCAGCTTCTCCGTCTTGGCCAGGCCCTTCCGGACCGAAATCCCGACCCGCTTGAACCGGCGCCGGCCAGCCCACTGATGCCCCCGCGGGTACACCTCATACGCCCGGTACAGCGACGCCCGGAACTCCGAATCAACCTTGTACGGCTGACCCTTCAACGACCCCGGCCCGAAGATCGACCGCTCCTCCAACAGATCCACAACCTGCGGCCCAAGCGTCGGCCACGGCTCCTCATCCAAAGTCGGGACGACCAGCACCGACATCGGCGCCGGCTCCCTAGTTCACGGCACGGAGGATGCTGCGAGGATCAGCGTCCGCCGACGGCTGCTCAACACCCTGCCGCGCGCGCCGCGACTTCCCGCGGTCCTTCGAATCCTCCGCCAACTCGATCGTCCACTCCAGGCGACGCCGGTCATAAGGCGTCATCCCGAACGCTGTCCGGTGCTGCCGGATCTCCGCAGAGATCGTCGTCCGCATCGTCCGCGAGTCCGCCGTGAAGAAGTCGTCCATCAGCATCGCCAGCACCACGATCTGATGCCGATCCGAATCGTGGTACTCCGACGACATCGGCGACCGCCACAGATCCGTCCACCACGCCAGCGTCAACGGCGACCACTCGCGGATAGCCGGCAACTTCGCGATCGCCCCGGACCGCCGAGCTGCGGACAGAGTGGCGCGCGTCGACGCATGGTTCGCTCGAGCACGGACTGACGGGTGCTTCTTCGCCGCCGACATCAGACGACGTCCAGTGTCTTGGCGTGCACCAGCACCGCTCGCGCGCCGCACTGCTTGGCGAACGCGTCGAGCGATTCGGTGTCCGCCTTGGTGATGTCGCCTTCGGCCTGGTCGATGACCAGCGCGAAGGTCTGTGTCTCGGCGCTTCCCAGCTTGTCGTAGGTGAGGTTGAGGACTCGGATACGTGCCATGGTGAAACTCCCCTGACGGGTGGCCGCCCAAAGCCCGGGCGTAGGGCGTCGAACCCACCCCGCGGGCACCCTCCGGGAACCGTAGAGGTGGAAATGATCA